GGTAAAGTAATATAACCTAATATTCTAATTCCTGATTTAAGAAAACTAATATATTGATGTAATTTAGGATCTGGTTGCTTCATGAGTGTTTAAATAACTGTTTATATTTATTCCTGTTGTTTTTTCTAAAAAATGAAACTCAGCATGACAATTTCGACATAATAATATACATTTTTTAGATTCGCTTTTTATTTTACTTATACTTGCGTCTGATATTGATATATCTTTTTTATCAGGTTCCAAATGGTGGAAATCAATAACGTAATGTCTTTTATCTTTACATTTAACACATCCTTCAGAACGTAACTCTTCTAATAATTTAGAACGTTTATTACGAGTATTTTTACCATATTCTTTCCATTTATCTGGGTTAGCTTTCATATATTTTTGAACATATGGTTTTACTGAAATAACCATACATTTTTTACATTTAGACATGTAATAACGTCTACCTTTTATATCTGGACTATTTAATGGAAATTCTTCTATAGGTTTAGTAATTTCACAGCGTTTACATTTTTTTTCTGTTTTCATATTATATCTGGGTATCAGTTATAAATATTAGCTGATACCCAAAGACATACTATTTATTAAATTCTTCAATAACTTTAGTTACATGTTTTACTACTTTATCCCATGATGCTATACCATCTTCATCTTCATAAATTACTGGATCAGGACGACCTAATTTAATAAACGCTTCTACACGTTCAACTGATGATGCTGATTTATAATCACTGTTTCCTGATGGATATGGTTTATAAGATGTGTTAGTCCTGCTATATACCGTGTTAAAGTCAAGACCTAGTATATCGCAACACACTGCGCCATCTTTTAATATATCAAATTTATTACCGGTTAAATACGGGGTATAATATGTAACTAAATGTCCATTTTCATTACCTTCTAAAAACGCATTATAATCTGAATCCCTAAATTCTTGACGACAATCTCTATAAATTTGGTGATCACCAGCATGGATACCCATAGCAATTACACATTCAGTGTTATTCTTTTCAGCAATTGATAACGCAACAGCTTGAATAATTGAGCTGAATATTTTATTGCGATTTGGGACTACAGAAGCAGCCATATTACTATGCTCATAATGACCTTCAGGGATATCATCTCCACCTATTACAAGTGCAGAGTTAAGTAATTGAGATAAACCATCTAATTTAATTACTTGATGTTTAACATAATAAGGATATTCTGCTGTTTTAGGATCATTTTTAATGATACAATATGAGTTAATGTAGTCAACTAATTCTTTAGCTCGTTCTAATTCTACATTGTGTTTTTGACCATAGTCAAAAGAAAGTGCAGTACATTGGTACCCATCAGCTAATAACCTTAATAATAAGGTGCTACTATCCATTCCACCTGAAAGCGAAATAACAGCATGTTTTGTTTTATTTTCCATAACTTTTATATTTTATAAATTATCACATAAATTATACCACCATTTATTGTATTATACAATGGTGTTACTGAAATTACATCTGTATTAATTTCTTTTAAGAAATTATTTGCTAATTCCGTAGTATTAGAAATAATATCATCAAATATTTTTATTTGTACTTCTGTTTTCATAACTTTTATATTTTATTATTAATAATATAATAAAAAAAGCTTGGTTTCCCAAGCTTACTTTTAATTTTTTTATATATTTATTAATTAATTACTATCTAAATCTTTTATTCCATTTTTATTTAAAAATTGAGCTATAGTTTGATATAATTTAAATCGTTGATCTTCACTCATTTTAGGTAGATATTTATCTAATAAATCATACGATTGACGTCCAATTTTTTTATTATTTAAATCTTCGTCTTCATTTAATTGACTTGTTCTAGTTAATTTATTTTCTATTAAATGTTTTTTTAAATCAAAATTTTTCATGTTATTAATGTTTTATTATAAATATATAAAAAAAAAATTAAAATATATTATTTTCTATTTTTTATTAAATAATTCTTCAACCTTGTCAACCAACTCTTCAATTATTCTTGCTCTACTATAATAGTCTCGATTAATTTTAAGTTCAAAAGCAAATTCTTTAAATTCTTGCATTTTATCTTTTTCTGTGGTTGTTTTATTATCTTCTTCACAATACATATATAAATGGTGTTTATGATTTAAATAATTAACCAATTCTCCACAATAAGGGCAATTTGAAGGTAATTTATCTTCGTTCATAATAATTTTTCATTTTTATTTTATATTTGTCCTAATGTTGCTCTTGATGAGTAGCCTCTATTTTCTAATTGTTGTTCTTTAAAGAAACCATTAACATTTGCTTCCTTAAACGTACCTAAATGTTTCTCAATTAATAATGTAACAAGTGCATTATAATTATCATATTCTTGAGTTGTTAAGATAACAAATGGTTCCTTTTTATCGACAATTTCTATTAAATCTTGTAATAATAATTGATCCTGTCTTTTTCTTCCTGATTTTAATCTTTCAAAAATTTGATGTAATGAATAGTTTGTTGGGCGTTTTAAAATATCTTCTTCAGGTATAGCAGCAGCAGATATATCGTCAACTATAATGTTATTATTTTCAGTCATTTTTTCAGCCATTTTTTCATCATAGGTTTGTTGAATTATTCTTGATTGTGTTTCCATAAACTTTGATGTTTTTTCATCACTACTATTTAGTAATTGTCCAACATAATTACTTAAATCTTCTATTAATACTCCATTTTCATCATTTATAATTTGATGATTATGAAAATCTTCAAGATAAATTATTTTACTTCCATCTTCATTTAATATAAATGGATTTTGATAATGCTGAACATCTAATGTATTTAATCCTAAATTAAATACAAAATGTTGTTCTCTAATATCGGAGTACTGTTTATTTTCTGGGAAGAAATATAATACCACATAACGATTACCTAATAATGTATTTTCAGTTTTAATAACTGTATTGTTTTCTTTTTTTGTTTGTTTTAATATATACATATGTTTATTTTTTTTTAATTTCTATCTAACCAAACAATACGCTCAACTAAAATTTGAAAATAAGTTATCATAGACTGTAATTGAATTCTTAATAAAACCTGTTGTGTCGCATCAATATTAAATAAAGCATCACTATTAACAAATATTTCTAATTTATCAATTTTTTCTTTTAAATCTTGCATTTCAGCAGTTAATCTTTCTTTAAATGTACTCATTTTAATTTTCCCAAATTATAGATTTATATTTATTTTCAATAGCACTATGTAACATATTTGAAACTTCCATTTTGTTTCCAAGTGCCTCATTTACACATTCAGCTGCAAATCTTTTTGCTACATCTTCAGCATACATTTGCATTAATTCTTCTGTTGTAAAGTTTTCTTTAATTGAATTGTAAAATTCTTTTGCTGTTCTTAATTGATAGATTTTCATTTTTTAGTTTGTTTTAGTGAATTTAAATATTCATTAGTAGTATCAGTTGGCATTCCGAATATTGCCATAACATCATCAACAAACTGAGTTCCTCGTTTTTTACTTAATTTTTTAATCATATCTTTTTTAAGTAATAAATATAGTAATTTTTTCATTTTTATTTTTTAATTTTATAAGTAATTGTTTGAATAGGTTCCATCTCAAAAAATCTTAACTTCCAAGATATATCTTCATAATCACTTTGCTCAGAATATAAATTTGTAATAGATCTAACTCCTAATAATCCTTCATTAGTTTCCCAAACTGATACTGAAGTTTCATACCAGCGATGTTTGTCAATATCTAATTCTGATGCTAACGATTTTGTAAAATATTTTAACATTTCTTCAGGAAGATCTTCTTCAAACTCATAATTTTTTTGAATTATGTTTAAATTATTTAATTTTTCTATTATTTCTTTCATAATATTTAAATTGTATCTTTTTCTTTTTTAGGTTTAACTATAAAAAAAGTCCAAGATTTAGATAACCATCCAATAGTAATAGATTTTGTTTCATATACTTCCTCGTATATAATAAAAGGTAAAATAAAGTATGTTTTCATATATTATTTATTTTTAAGTCCGCTAAAATTTCTATTCCAATAAATATTACCATTTGCAACCATTTTAATAATATCTTCTTCACTCGCACTAGGATTTTCCATTAGAGCACCTTGAACGTAAGCATCGACAATATATTGAGGTATTAATATCTTATCCGCATTAGCATTATTTTCAGTTTCTAAAATATTATACACTTCATTAACAGCATGTTTTAAACCTATCCTGTAATCACCTGTTCTAGTGGTATCTCCTTTACCATGAGCTGAATCCTGAATTTTTTGCTCTAAAGTATTAATTAACTCTTGCAATATCTTTTGTGTTTGTACACTTATATTATTTTGTACATCTAAAGATTTATTTAATGTTTCTATAAAAGATGTCCATTCTTTAGGGGCTTTACCAGTATTTGCTATTTCTTGAATAAATTCTGTTAGTTTTTTATGTTTTTCAAATTCGTACATATTTTTTTTTAATTTTGATTTTATTTACTTTTTTAGCGATGAAATCCATCTAATTTTACCTTTTACTTTTACTTTTTTCATTTTTATTTAATTTTTATTATTAATTTCTAAAATCTTACCACCTAACCAATATTTATATCTACCATATGGGGTATTTATATTATTAAATTGGGGTAACAATTTTGTTTTTATGTGATTTAAATCTCTTTCTTCTAATATTAATTTATCTTTATTAAAAAAATAATAAAATAAATATTCTAAGTCCCATTTAGCAACAAAAATTTTAAACATACTATGTATAAATAATATAGGTACAATAACCATTGTCCAAATTGGTTGGAATGGATATAATAAACTAATAGGCATTATCCTATTTTTAGGATTTAAGTGGTACCCAAATATAATTAGGTATGCACATATAAATAATTTTAATATCATAATTTTTATTTATTCTTCTAAAAAGTTAATTTCTGGTTGAGTTGAATCTACATCCATATATGGATCATTCCATTCCTCATTAAAGTCTTCCCAAAATGTATCTGGATCACTAATATATAATGCTAATTCATCTTCGCTTAATTCATACTCATAAATGTAATGAGTAGTTTCAATTTTTTGTAGTTTTGCCATTTTAGAATGTTACTGTAAAAATTACTCTAATAGATAAATCTTCAGCTTTGTACTTAGCCAAGTCTTTATCTCTAGCTACTTCAAACTCTACTGATTGGCCATTTTTAGTTTCAATCCATAATTCTTTAATGAATTCAGTTGATGTAATTTTGTTTTCGTCATTACGTGTTACTTTGAACACTGCTACTTTGTTTTGCATAATTGTGTTTTGGTTAATTGATGAAATTGCTAAATTTGATGTTGCAAATGTAGGAATATGAGTACTATAATCAGTATATGTTGTACCTGAGTATGATGTTCCTGTACCTAATGATACTGTTCCTTTAACACCTAATAATGTGTTTTCTGTACCTGAGTACGATGTGAATGTTTGTGCCATTTTATTGTTGTTTAAATAATTCGTAATCTTGTTTCTTTAATTCATAATCCATACTATCACGTTTAAACTCCATTTCTTTGTATTTGCGATCTTGTTTATAGTGTTCTATAAACACAGTTAATGTTACCCAAATTGATAATACAGCACAATATAATAATATAATGTCTTGTTTTCTTTTTAACCAGTTGATTAATGTTCTCATTTTATAAACGATTTAAATTTTTTAATATTACTTTGTATAACTTCTATTTCTTTTTTATCAAATTCTCTTTCCATAAATTCTTCAATTTTATTTTTTGGTTTAGTTAATAAACCATATTCCTTATAAAACTGACCTAACGCGCCTACAATAACCGGATTAGATGTGTCGACAGACTTAATAAAAGCATATTTTGGATCATTATAATATAAGAATTCTTGGGGTAACGAGGCTCCTAATAAATGGATATAATGATTATCTTTAATAATTCCTTCTTTATATAATCTAGAAATTACATAAATTCTATTCATCATTTGATTAACTAAATGATTTGGATGATAACCATCATTTTGATAATACTGAGATGAATGATTAAATGCAAAATGCGTATAACCTAAAGCCGCACTTTGATTATATAAATTCATAAAATCACCTAAAGTATGCCCTTGCATTACTACCATTAATTCAGTTTCTTTAGGTAGTTGTTCTTTAATAACATTCATCCAATATTTAGCATTTCTATAAGTGAGTGCTGTATCATTCCATTCATCAGGAACAACAAAAATATCAGGTTTAATTAGATTAATTTTTTCAACTAAATCTTTTTCAGTATGAGTTACACCTTCAAATAAACCATTATCCATGATAATAAAACGACCATGACGTCTAGCTCTAATAAAATATTCTTTATAAGATGTATGTTTGTCAATTAAATGAGGAAGACAATAATCATAGTCATTCCATAAATAAGATTTGTCTAATAAATTGAGTGGGAGTTCGTGTGATATTTGCATAACTTTATTTTATATAAATATAAAAGATTTTATTAATTTGCCAAACTTAATTTTCTTTGTTCTAACCATTTTGGATAATGTGAAGCTATTTCAGTTAAAGTACCTTCTATTTCCTCAAAATACTCATTCACTAAATCTTTAGAACCACCTAAATGATATCTCAATGCTTCTTTAAAATCCTGAATACGATTGAATTCGTCCTTCATCATATCCTCTCCTAAATGTTTTAAACGTTTAGCATAAGATGATATAATTTCGTCTTCTTTTTCTCGTCTAATATTATGTCGTAGATTTTGTTCTCTAATAGCTAAAATTTCTTCAGCCATCCAATAATACTCATAATCTATATACTTAGCATAAGGAGTGTAATCAAAATCTCCATTATCTATTTTATTTTGTAATGGTTGATATTTATGGAGATCTTTATGGATTGGAAATCGTCTCCACCAATAAAATTTATTTGCTCCATTCCATTTAGGTTTTTGAGGTGCTTTAATCTTATGATTATAACCTAATTCTATTAATATATCTTTTGCTGTCATCATTTAAATATAATAAGGAATGGCCCGAAGGCCAAACCTAATTTAAGATAATTCTACGGCTGAGATTCTATGTTTCGATGATTTATCATTAAGTAAATGTTTATTGATATAATCAACTATTAATGCTTTAATAAATGACTCAAATTTAGGTGAATAATATTTATCCATTAATAAACCCATTACATAACTCATTGGTTCTCTTCCTAACTTATACTCGTATTTATACAATTTTAAGAACTTATTAATATTATTTGTTTTAATAAGTGGAGTTATACTATAATAATTGTTATATAATAGTAATGTTACTAATACTCTATTTTCTTCAGGTATTTTTGCGTTCGCTAAAATTTCTAAAGCTAATAATGTATTTTCTGTATCTGAAGATGCGAACATAGATTTTAATGTTTCATATGTTTCCTCATTTAACTCAATACTATCTTCATTAAATTGATGTTGTAATGAACTAGCTAAAACAATTTTTTTAGTTGTGGTTAATGAATCTGCGATTTGTTTTAGTTTTGATATAACTAAACTCATTCCTCTTTGTTCCTCAATTGTAATAGTTGATTTATTATCTCTATTACTATATAACCATAAATTTACAATTTGATAATAAGATTTAATAGTTGGATTTGTGTTTTTAAAGTGACTGTTATTATATCTTATAACATAATCTTTTTCTCCAATACATGCCTCACTATTATATACACTTACAAATGAATCATTACTATGTAATCTATCTTTTATATTACAAGGTAAAAATAAATATTCTGCTAATTTTGATTCTTTTACTTTATCATTAAACCAAATATCATCTATTACTAATGTATTAGCTTTAGACTCATCTGTTACTCGTTTAAATTTAACTCGTTTATTTAAGTCTTTTAATTTATCTCTAGTAATATTATCTTTACCAAAACAAACTATATCTCCATCTTCAATTTTATTATTTTTAAAATTGAGTAAATTAGCTTTGTAAGTATTAACATCTGAAGCTTGTAAATAGCCATATAAGGTATTTGAATCTGTAACAGTGTTTTTTTGGTTAAACCAACCATTTTTATAAAAATATATCATTTTCTTACTTCATTAAATATGAAACCAACTCTTTCTTTAACATTAAGCTTTTAAACTTATTAGCATCACCATTATAAATTGACTTTACAATATGGTACTTTAAATCAACAGCAAATATATCTCCTACAATTATCTCTTTGATTCGATTAATTAAACTATCATCTATCTTATTATCACTAGCATAAAATAAACTATAATTGATTAATCGGGTTGCTAACGTTGAGGCAATATCTGCTCTATAATTTTTATCAGATCCAATACATCCTTTTAATTCACCTAAAATATATTTTTCATTGTCATGAAATAATACATCATGTATTTTTACTAATTTATCTAATTTATTATTGATAAACATTGTAAACATACTTGCAAATTCAACACCAACACTACCTTCTCCAATCATTTGAATTAATGGTAATGACTTATCAAACGATTCTAATGATGATATTGAATTAAAAAACATTGATGTACTTCTTGGATTGACATTTTTGTTAATTAGTTCAGGATGTAATAACATAAAATTGATACATCTGTTATCTAATTGATTTTGTTCAGCCCATTCTGCCCAACATGAAACATCATACTTTAAATTAACTGAGATAAATCGTGTTTTTTGAGCAGAATCAATTGAATTAACAATATAATCATCTGTATCAGGATTACTTGTTAATATGATATGCCAGTCTTTAGGTAGTTTCCAGCTAATATATTCTTGTCTATCAATTAACTCCATTACAGCTTGTATGAATCTCATATCAGCTCTATTCCAGTCATCTAATAATAGAATACCACCTTTTGTTTTACCACTAATCCATTCAGGTGGACAATAACTCATTCGATTTTTACCTGTAAATTTATACCCTAATTTAGTATATTCATCTACTGCATGCTCATCAATCCAAACACATTTCTCTTCCTCATTTTGACATACTTCAAATTGTCTGATTGGAAAACCTACTATGTCTCCTAACTCTTCAATTTGAGCTAAATTTAACTTAACAAAATCTACATTCAACTCTTTTGATAATTGAATAATTGATGATGTTTTTCCAATACCACTTTCTCCTACTACTTCGACACTCACTACTGGTTTGCCTTGTTCCTGGAGAAATCGATTGTTACTAACAATGTGATTTAGGAATGATTTTAAATCCTTTGGATTTAGGGACACTTGATTTGATGATGAAGTCTCCGTACTTTTTTTAGAACCTTTTGCCATAATTTTTATCTTTTATTTCTTAATACCTAAATATAACATCAATTTATTGGGAAGCCAAGCTTTCGGGATCATACAGTTTAATGTTATTTTTATATAATTCAATGAATTTACCCCAACTGTGTACATCAATTACTAATTGATATAACTCTGTTTTAGTTGCTTTAATATCAGCTTGTTCATCACTTAAGTTAAATAGAATAGCCATAGCTATTACTAGATTGTCGTGGTCGTCTGATTTAATCATACTGATTAATCGTTCAACAGATTCAAGATTAAATTCTAATTCCATATTAATTCATGTGTACTACTTTGCCTGGAAATTTTGATGTTTTAGTTTCCCCATCACTTGTCATTACCCACAACATTGGACGTTTAGGAGGTGTAGGAGCCGGTGCATAACCGTCTGTAAAAAATACTAATGTGTTATAAGTTTGAATATGCTGATTAAAATAATCAATTGCTGGTTGAAAATCTGTTCCTCCTCTACCTGTAATAGCAATCTCTTTATCTCCTTTATATTTAAATATATTAGTAATTTTAGCATCACATTCCATTACTGTTACTTCATGACCTGTTTTATGAATGTGTAATAATTGACCTAAAAACTCAACTAAATTTTCACTACTAACTGAACCTGAAGTATCAATTGCTACTAATATATTTTTCTTATGTTTAATTTTTAGAGCTGGATTACCTGGGAAACGTTTATTGTATTTGTTTCTTGATTTTTTAGTAACTACTTTATCTGATGATGATATAAAACGCTTAAAATATGATTTCCAATCAGTAACTGGTACTGGTAATTCAAATAAACTATCAATCCATTCTACTAATGTACCGGGTAATGTACCTCTAAACTTAGAACCTTTTTTATCTAAATGTTCAGCAATCTCTTTTACTTGATGTTCTAATTGTTTACCAATTAATTTTTTTGTTGCTTCATCCATATTTGGATCACCCCACATTTCATGACCATCAGCAAATTCACAACTATCATCTCCTAATCCATCAAGCCATTCTTGAACTTGAGGACAAGTTGATGCTTTATCTTTAATCATATCATAATAAACTCTTGTACCTGCTTTTTCAGGTAAAACTAAATTAGGAACTGAAGTTAAACCTAACCAATCCTTTGATTTATTTTGTTCGTCTATAAATTGATTGATTTCTATATCTGCGGCTATGTTTCTTAGTTTAGCATCAGGATACATTGTTGTGTCTAATAGGAAGTGATGAAACATGATATGTAACAATTCATGTTTTAATAATCCTATTCGTTGAAGTTCAGGTAATGAATTCCAATACTCCGGATTAATTTCTAAAGATTGGTTAATACCTTGTAGTGATACACAAGCAGTTGGGATCTGTGTGTTTTCTCGTTTATTTAATGTTAATAAGAACAAACCATAAAACGGTTCATCTAACATTAATTTCTTGGCTATTTTACTTAAATCTATATTCATATCCTAAACATAACAAAGATATTTAGGAAAGCCAAGCCTATCGTAAAGTTTGAGTACCTTTTGTGTGTTGTGGATGGTAAGGACAATGTCGACAACCATTTCCACAACAATAACCACGATTAATAAGAAAATGGGCCGTGAGAACACGGTACCCATTTTCTATGTAATAATCTTGAGTATTATTGGATTTCGCAATTTCCTCCGGCACATGCGAGTTCGTCTTGTCTTGCTGTGTTGTCATTCATTTCTATTACTTTAGATAAGTCAATGTTATGTAAACTTTTTACCATTTCATTAAATTTGTCCTCATCTATGGTTTCAAATGGTGCTTGAACGTAAGTGTGATCTGAATGTGGTAGGAATGATAATGCTGTAAAGTATTCTTTGTTTTCAAATACCCATTCTCCAATTGTATCCCACTCATCAGGTTTAATAGTTACAGTTGCAGAAACATTATGCATGTTAGAACCTCTTCTATGTCCTGGTTTAATCCAATTTTTATTAATTGTTTTAATACGTTCTAATAAATCAAGTGCTGATTCTGAACGTGTAATTGCTCCTTGAGGTGCTTTTTGTGGAACTGAAATTACTGCTTGAATAGTTGGTTTAAAGAAATCATCTTCTAATAATTCTGGATGATAGATACTTAAGTAAGTATATAATGCTTCATTTTTACCTACTCTAATTCTTCTAGCATAAAACTCATCATGCCAAGCGTGAATTCCAGATGAAGTACCTAATACTAAACTTGTAGTACCTGATGGCTTAACTGTTGTAACACGAGCTGCTTTATTAATACCTAATAATTTAGCTACACGTTCGTTTTCTTCAACTGCTACTTTAGCTGCTTCTTTCATGTTTAATTTTAAAACAGCTCCTGAAGCGATACCTGTCATTCCGATACCTAATAATGCTTCTTTTTCAGTTGTTTTCTTCCAAACATCTCTTAAGTAATGAAAATCAGTATATGACGCTTGTAATGTTCCAATGAATGCTGCTGCTTTTGCTCTATCATTATATTCTTCTTGTGTCTCAATGTCTGAAGCATTGATTTCACATAAGTTACAGAATTGATTTGGTTTCAAATTAATTTCAGCACATGGATTTGTACCTGCATCTTTATCGTTTGAGAATAAGAAACCAGGTTCACCACTGTTACTCAATTCAATTTTTTTCCATAATTCTAAAAATGTATTTTTTTCAATTTTAGAACGTAACAACATTGCTGAGTTATTTGCTCTTCCACGTTGTGGATTTTCTTCCCACCAATTTCCAAATTTACAAGTTAACATTTCTTCATCATCTAAATTAAATAATGAAATTAATGCTGCTCTTCTAATACCACCTGATAATACAGCGTCAGCTAAGTGACAAATAATATCATGACATTCTAATGATGATAATTTTTGACCATCTTGTTTTCTGTCTAAAATAGCTTGTACGTGTGTTAAAGCAATTTTTAATGGTTCTGGACCTGGTGCTTTACCTCCTACAGTAATTAATTCAGCTCCTTTAGGACGAATATCTCTAAAGTCAAAAGCAGGTGCTGCACCTCCTCTTAAGTAAGCTTTCATTAATACCTTAACGGCATCCGCCCATCCTTCAATTGAGTCACCAACTAAATATCTTTTAGATTTTAATGGTTTTCTAACTTCAGGTAATTTTTCGATGTGGTGTTGTTGTACTGAATAACCTACTCCACATCCTGAAAGTAATAAGAACATAATTTCAGAAAATGATGCTAAGTCATCAATTGGTAAATAAGAACAATTGAATATTCTTGAATTGTTTATTTGAATTGGTTTACCACCAAACTGTAAACTACGCATTGAAGGTAATACCTTTTTGTCATACACAAATTTATACGCCCACTCAATTTCTTCTTTTAATGCCGGATACTTTTCAGTATGCATTTCTTTGTTTCGGGTAACTAATTCGTCCCAAGTTTCTCTTCTTTGTACTTCGGGTAAGTACTTCGCGTACTTAAGGTGGGTAGTAATCTCACTCAGAATTTGTGATTCTAATGTCAACATGTTTAAATAAAATTTTAAATTAACTAATTAAATAATTTGTTGTCTAATTCCGTCATTTGAAGATATAAAATGAAATCATTAAATACTTCTTGTTTTGATTCTGTTAGACTAGAAGCATGTGATTTTAATGCTTCCAGAGTAATAACTGGTTTGTTTGATTCTACAATCAACTGTTTATACGAGTTTAGGGTCTCGTTAATTAGATCGGGATTCTCATCTCCGAAGGAATAACTATCTTCGATATACTCAGTAATTAGCTTGTTGATATAATTTTGCTCTAATTTCATAGTAAGTTTATTTTTTTAACTTCATTAATAATATATCTTGCAAAACTAATTAGTTGTTCTTTTAAAGCTTTTAGTAACGCTTTCTTTTGTTGACCTATTCTTAAACCTTCAAATGGAGTTTCAACATGCTTCATTTCTGGTTCTAGATATTGTCTATAAGCTTTACCTGCTAAAAATATGAACTTATCATTATCTAAACTATAACCTTTTTCTTTGATTTGTTTTAAAACGATATCGGCCCATTCTTTACGTTTATCAGATGGCATATCTTTTAAAGTTAAATCATATGGTGCTAATGTTTTATTATGAGGTACTAAATGATGTTTTGCAGATACAATATATATGTTTTTTTCGTCAGCATGTTTTTTAGCATATTCCCAATTTTTCTGAAATAAATCAGATGAGTAAAACTGATAAGCGGGAGCTGGTTTACTCAATTTTGTTGCGGAACAAGCTATTAATACTACTGTAGACATATTTTCTGTTTGTGATGATAAATATTAAACCTTATTTCCCTAATTCAAAAAATTTCTGACTTAGTAACTGCTTATCCATAAAATCAAAATTAGTACTTGGTGATAAACCTGCTGGTCTAAAGCCTTGTTCTGGTTCTGAATCCTCAATATGCATTTCAGCTGTATTAATGTCTATATGACCTGTAGATGTATCAATTTTAGCGTTAAATGTCATACCATCCATACCGTATCTGTTCTTCATAATATGAACTCTACCTGTACCGTTTGTTTTATCTAAACGTTTTCTTGATAATGACATTGCAAAATCAGCAATCATCATTTTATCATATGAACCTGCGGCTTTATCGCCTTCAATTACATCATCTTTAGCACCTGCGCGATTTACTTGAGATACTGACCAAATTGGTAAATTTAATTCTCTTGCTAATCCTTTAGTACTTACATATAAATCATCAACTTCATCCTTACGTTCACCTTTTAAACGTTTAGAGCGTAATAAATCAATATAGTCAATAATAACTAAGTCTGGTTTGAAATCTAATTCAATACATTTCTTAATATGTGACTCAACCATCGAAGTTGTTGCTTTACCCATCGGAAACTCTTTAATAATTAAATTACCTGGTAAATTTGGTACAATATCTTCGATTTCTTTTCTATGTTTTGCGATATTTTGTACTGGTTTATTAGTAAAAAATGCATCATAACGTCTTCCTACATAATCTTCGCCTAATTCTAGTGTATAATGTATAACGTTATATCCTAATTTAACTGCATTACCACCTAATGCAACTAACGACCATGATTTACCTCCGCCTGGATTACCAAATATGATACCTAAGTCACCGCCTCCTAAACCACCTTGTAATAATATATTTAAATGGTCCCAAGGTGTCGGAACAAATGAGCGATTATCTTCTCTATATCGAGATTCAGTATCTTTATTGTATTCGTGACCTAAATTTTTGTCTTGTCCCGCTTTAAGCGCGTTATTAACCAATAACCTAATAGAGTCATAATCTCCGGCGTTAAGTAAATCAACGCTGTTTAATAGAGCTCTCTTCAGTTGTTGGTTTCTACAGAAATTAGAAAATTCATTTTCTACATATTCTAAATCATCGTCTGATGATGTATATGCTTCTTTTAATTGTTCTTTAATAGATACTTGTAATACTTCGTTAGTTAATTTTTTTAACTCAACTTTAAGTACTTCCATACTTGGTGTGGTATGGTATTTGTAATAGTAATCTAGAATTTGCTTAATAATCCATTTGTGACCTTGATTTGAAAAATATTCGTCAGTCAATAAATCATGAATGTTTACTAAAAATTCTTTACGAGTTAATAAAGCTGATATAACTTTAATTTGAAATCCCGTCCCATACTGATCTATCGTTTGTAATGTCATAACTTATTTATTTGTAACTATTTAATATATTAAAATTGTTAGGTAACCAATGTTCTACATTTTTAATTGTAAAACCCATTCCATCCTCATGGTATAATTTTAAGAAATCACCTGCTCTTAATTCTGGTGCTTCTTCTAATATTAGTTCTTCTAAGAACTGTTTCTCACTATCGTCTATAATTGGTTTAGCTAGATTCATAATTTTGAAACAATTTCGTATTGAATCTTCTTCAAATACTATTCTAGAATAGATAATATGTTCCTTATATTTCTCAGCGCTAATTCTAAAAATATCATCTAATGTTAATATTTCAGTTTGCAATTCAGGAAACAATTTAAATATTTTTCCTTTACCTAAACCTTTAACACCAGGTACTTTATCTGAATTATCTCCTAATAGTGTTTTATATAAGATAAAATTTTCAGGCGGAATGCCAAACTTGCTCTTTACAGTTTTACTATCATAGAAATCTTTTTCAATCGGAGAATAAATAATAATATTTTTATTTACTAATTGTAAAAAATCTTTATCTGAAGATACTATATAAACTTTAGAATCGTGAGTTGAAGCTAAATGAGTACTTAAATGAGCTATTAAGTCGTCGGCTTCTGCTTTATCTATTGCTACTGTTTTAACAGGTAAACATTTTAGATAATGAATTAAACGAGCAATTTGATTATACTTAGAAATATTTTCGTCTTCTAAATCATCAAATGTATCCCAATTAGTAACTCGTGTTTGATGTCTTCCTGATTTGTATTCGGGTAATAAGTTCTTCCTGTTATTGGAAGAACCTATACCGTCGAATACTAGATATACAGATGTTGGTTGAATATTGTTAATCAGAAATCCTAATGATCTTAAGAATCCACCTAAACCTCCTATATGCACTCCATCTGAATTAATGTAATTTAATACAGCAAAGTTTCTTAGAAATAAATTTAATCCATCTACTAGAACTACTCTAGAGTGTTTATTTGAGGTAGGCTCGTCCTTTACTTCTTGAGTTACGTTGTCAAGAAGTTTAAATAATTCATCTGTATTCATTTTTTATTCTGGTTCTTGTGAAAATACATCAGTCCCTTCGAATCCCTCTTCTTCTTCAAAGACATCAAAATCTAAACTGCCTAAGATTTTCATCCATTCTTTCGCGTGAGCGTCTTTATAAGATTTTAATTCTTTTTCAGTATCGTTAATGAATCCATGAGGTGTCATAATGATTTTACCTCGAGATTGAACTCCGTTAATGTGATTTTTATCGATTTGAATATTTGTACGTTTAGCAAATTCTACTTGCTTACCATCTTTAATCGCTTTGATTTTAGATGTACCTGCATTTGAAATATTACCAAATGTTACTACAAACGTAGCGTCAAACCACATTGCAAATCCACCTTTATTCATTAATTTTGGTTGACCCATAGGCATTTCAGGCTTAGCCGTCCATACTTTATTGATACAAACTAATGTATTAGTGTATTTTGAACTTTCTTTTCTCGATAATGTGATTTTTTGGTTAACACTATTTCCAAATTGAGTTGACATTGCGCCTGCGTTCCACTCATTATTATTTTTATTTGAACGAACTGATAATTCACATGGTATAGAACCAATTGAATCCCATAAGAACAATAAATCATATGGTAAATTACCTTTTTTCTGTTCGTCTAATAAATCTAAAATAAATGCTGCTACGTTTTCAATTGTATGTAACGTTTCTCTATCTACGTAAATAAAATTACCTTCATAATTTAATACCTCGCCTGTTGATTCATCTACAATTGTTTTAACATCTAATCCCATCTGAATTGCGTGTTCCCAATTCCACTTCATCTCAGTAATAATGAATACAGGTAATACTTTCTGTTTTTGAGCAGCTACTGCTGCTTCAATTAACGCTGTTGTTTTACCTGTATCACTATGACCTCTTAGTAGGACTATATGACCCTGAGGAATCCCAGGAACCGAAGTTACATCTTGAAATGCTTTAGATAATGGTATCCATTTTTGATCTTTGAATTTCACATTTGAACTTAATAATTTCTTTTCTTTAAATTTATTTAAGTCAAAGCTACCTCTCAATTCAGCAGATACCGCTGCTGCTAGTGATGTGTCTTTTTTAGCCATTTTGTTTAATTATTAGTCTTCGTCATCAAATAGTGCGTCAAATTTACTTGCTTTAGGAGCTGGTTTAGCTGTTAAAGTGTAATTTGGTGTTTTAGTAGCTGCTTCCCAAGGTAAGTCATCTGCTTTGTCTTCAGTAGTAACTTCATCATCAATGATTGAACCTTCTTCTGGCTCTTCAGGTGTTAACCACTCTTGTAAAGCTGACTTCATTTCGTCGAATGAATACTTTTTAAACTCTTCTAAAGGATTTGGCTGTTCATCTAACCAATTTTGAATTTGATTTGCATCCTCAGATAATGGAGTAATTTTTGTACGAGCCATAATTGTTGATTTATTATACTGTGTACCAGTTACATCTGGTCCTACTGTATTAATAATAATGTCTCTACCTTCTGCTACGTCTGTAAAGTCTCCTACGTCCTCATTATCAGCTAAATTTAAGAAGTCCATATATAACTCCTTACCAAACTGCCATAACTTAACTCCGTTTGCTTCTTCACCTCTAACAATAACAGGAGCAAAAATTCTCATTTTTGGATCTAATTTCTTAGCTAATCTCCAATTTTCCTTGTCATTTGTACTACGTAATTGTTTTGCAAATTCAGCAATTGGATCTTTATCACCCCATGATAGAGGAGAGATCATTACTTTTTTACCAATACCATAGTAGAAATATAATTCTGTGAATGGGTTTTTCTTATTATACTTATTAGGTACAATACGAACATTTTGTTTTCCGATTGATGGTTTCCAACCTGAATTTTTCTTGTCGGTTTTGTTTGAACCGGGTTTAGCTTGTAATTTCGCAAGCTTCGATTTGATTTCTGATAAATCCATAACTGTATATTTGTTTAATTTAAAACTATTATTTATATTCTAATATAATGAACGTATTATACGAGGCCAAACTAAGGCCCAAAAATTGGACCTTAGATGATTTTGTTTGATATGTTGGGGTGATTTGTTTTGCAATAATAAATATTACACTAAGTCTACTATTTTATGAATTTTAGTATTAAGTGTTTTTAGTTCGTTATGTTGAGTTAATAAAATACTATTTTTATAGTGTTGCCAATCAATTCTAAATGATGGGTCAACTACACCTCTATTTAACGACTTAATTAATTCATTAAGAGCATTAATTGTATATAGTGTGTTTGATTCTTTTTTACGGTGTACTAATATTGTATTTGTTGGTATCGTGTTCACGTTACCTTGATCAATATTATAAGTAATAACATACTCACCTGTATTTTGAACATGTAAAACAAAAATCTTGTTGTACATGATATCGTATGTTTTAGAAACTTCGTTTATTAGCCCGTCTAATCCCTCTAAAGCTATGAAAGTGCATAGTAACCTATTATTCACGTCGAATGTATTAAAAATGTGTTGAAAGTCATAATTTATCGAATTATACATATCGCCGTTTTTATTTAAAGTCATAACTATTTCCTGTGTTGGTTTTAATTTGTAATTTGTATTTTGTAAAAATTTCACCAATTTTAGGTAAAAGGTCATTCTCACTTTTATCATAATCTAATAAAAATGAATCATAAGTGTAAAGTACAATTTTTGTATTTTTACCCCTTAATACCTTATGTATATCCATCAATATATTCATATTGTTAGATGTTTCCATATTTTGTAATATATAATTAAACAACTTGTTTGGATTCATATTTTCCAGCTTACTCAACTCATATCTGTATTTAGATATAGGACAATCATAATATCCTCCGTATTGTAAAGTGTCCCAAGCATCATCCATATACATTTGTATTTTCTTAAAATACTCTAGGTGAGCATATTCTTTAAATACTCCTCCGTATAGTTGCTTGAATGTTAATTCCTTAGCTGTTTTATAATCCACACCATACATTTCGGCGAACGAAGCGTGTATGTCTTTGTCTCCAAAATCATACTCAATTAGTTGTGCTGCTAATGTTGGGTGATAAGCCGATATATCCATTTCTACGAATATATCATTACTTGGAATAAAACTTGATCGTGTTTCTTTTTTTAGTGCTGCAAAGTTAATACCATTATAGGAATTAGCGGGTCTGCGAGTTGTAGTATAGATATTATATTGCGTGAATATTTTATCATTGTCAATTGAATAGTAGTCATTATTTGTTTCATAGTATGTTTCAAATATTGGTTTATTAAATGTTATACCGTTTTTTTCAATCCCAAATAAAGCCAAAGTAACCCGGTTATTATAAAATTCGAACCACTCGGGCAAATGGTGTGGTATTAATGGTTTGATTTGGTTATACACGGTTTCACACAGTTCATAGTGTTTTGATACCGGTATTATACGATTGATGTCTTGTTTTTGTGGAAATCGTTGATAAAAATGTTGATGTGTAAAAGTGGGTTGTATATCCGTAGGAGATATTAGTGATATATCGCAACATGCTTTTATCTGAAAGTAGTATAAAAATTGTTTCTTATTACGTACCCACAATTCTGGAATGTCTTTTAAAACACTTTCAACATGATTTTTATTTATGTGTAGTGTTTCACTGTGGTTAACACATATTAGATATCCTTTAGTATCATCAAGTGGTCTAATATAGACTAATGATACTTTATTTAAGGCAGGATGAACATTAGAGTTAAATGGAATTACCTCAACAAATGCTTTTTGTGTCTTAAGATTGTATAAGACTTTTAGTTGATCTAATGTTTCGATAATATAATACATAACCTATTTTGTACTATAATATACTAAACAAAAATTAAATTGCCAAGCTTAAACGTAATACTTTGTAAAGTCGAATTTTAAGTAAGCGTCGAATTGAGGTAATGATAAATTTTTCATAGTTAATAAAACCATGTTGCGATTTATTGTTGCTACTTGTTCTTTATTACCTGTTAGATTCCAAGGTAAGAAAAACGGTTGATATAATGACCAAAGTATAGTTGGAGATTGAGATGATAATTTATCAAATGTATTTTGATCTATTTCAATATAAATTATTTCATTTGTTTTTTTACAAAAATATCTTCTATATTCTCCTATTTGATAATCTTGTTGTGTTGGAACATTTGGATTATAAACTGGTTTAAATATTTGAGTAGTACTAATAGGCTTTATATTATTATAAATTGGACTACGTAACGTTGTTATTTCAGGTAATACTATTTGATTATTATCAATAGTAACTGAAGTATTAGTTGAAATTAATTCTAATACTGGGTTATCATTTTGATTACGCCCTGTAAAATATTGGCCTGTAGAAGTTTTAAAGTAATAACCGGTATAAGGTACCCCTGTGGATTTGATTTGAAATTCTCCTCCATTAGTATATAAATTAGGTGTTATTTGGGATAATGGATAATACATTATTTATAATCTCCGTTTATTATTTTTTGGTAAATATCTATAGCATAACCAATTCGATTAGCTTCTTCTTGACCTAAAGCTCTTTCATAATATTGCAACCACACTAATGTAGCTTCTTTTACTGCTGCTAATTCATTTCCTGGTGTTGTTTTTACATTAAATAATTTTACTCTAGCGTTTGTTAAACTTGCATCATATCCTTTACCATCTGTTGTTTTATATAATTTATTGTCTGTTAATTCTTTTACAACAAAATCTAATTGAGTTAATAATGGACCTTTATATGTGGGTTGTTTTTCTAATTCTAGTCTTCGAACACCTAACCATTGAGCTATACCAAGACCATATCCTACTTTATTAGGATCTAATCCAGATTCTTGAATAAAATTACCTAATATACCTGCTACTTGTTCATTAGTAAAGCCTTGACGTTTAAAGAATTGAACTGCTATTTTAATATTTTCTTGATCAAAATCTTTTGTTTCTTTAACTAAATTAAAAGCAGTAAATAAGGGGAATGGTTTATTTGTTATTTTAGGTAATGATAAAGATTCAATAGTTGTACTCCACATATTATTCTGGATAGTATGGTTTATTCCTTTAATTAAGAAACACATTTCTCTATTATAATTTGAAGGTAAATATTTAGTATCAACTGTAAATTCTTGATATATTTTCATACCAGACATCCCTGTCATTTTTAATGAAACATTAATAGGAATAAATCCTGTTGATGTTGAAGCTGAGCCACTAAGTTCAGAAGTTATATTTTGAGCAAAAGTTATAAATGAGTTTAAAGTATTAGAATAACTATTAAAATTATTTTCATCCCATTGTGGTGGGTTCAAATCATTACTCATATCCATACTAATTAAAAACTGTTTATATTTTTCTGTTGCTGTTTTATATTGATTAATAACAGAAGAAGTAGTAGCTAATGTTATTATTTTAGGATCTTCATACGTTTCAATATAACTACTAGTTAAACCAGAATTTATTCTAGATAAAGCAGTAGCATCTTCTCCTACTACTTTAGATCTTGCTGCTGCTCCAATAGTAATCATACTAGCAAACTGAGGTGTTAATTCAGTTTTCATTACCATATCTTTTATAAAACCAGCTGAACCTGAACCATTTGATCCTGAAGGATTATATCCATATATTTCAAATTTACCAGGAGTTGTACTTATTTGAGTTTTATAGGTTTCATTAAATTTATTTATAACTAAGTCTTTTTTATATAATAAATTTTGGTCTATAAATTTAACAGTATTTGTTTCTTCATCTATAATAGGAACTATATTATTAATACCACCTAAACAATCACTAATAGTTTTACCTATTGATTGAAAAAAATCAATTAATAATACTTTAGATCCTGGGGTTAAGCGTAATTCGTCTAATTTGGTTTTTATAAATTCATAACTTATATATGTATTCATAAGTTTACCATAAGTACTAACACCATCAATAGGTTTTTCAAAATCAGCACATCTTTTATTTAATATTTGAACATTTAATTCAGGTAAACTTATTGATTTTTTAATTAACACATATTTAGGATTTGTACTTACTTGATAATCTAAATAGTTTATTAGATTAGATTCAATGTCATAATCAATTTTAAGAGCTTTAGCTCCATTAATAGTAGGTATAACATCTCCTTGTATTATTCTTAAAAATGCTCCAAAACGAATATAATAAGTAGGTGTACCACCGTCCCAATTAATTTTAACTATATCTTGTAATTTACCATCACTTAAATATGTAGTTATACTAAAAACATTATCATTATTAAGAAATGAATTTTTAACTACTCTATTATCTAAGTCATTTTTTAAAGAATATAAACGAAAATTAATATTACTTTTAAAAGCTTCTGGTTCTATAGGAATTTCATTTGAAGTTTCTGTAGGACTAATATTAATTGTAGGATTAACACCACCACCTAAAGATACTAATCCTGTATTTGTAGTATCAGTGGTAAATAAATTTTCTGGTAGTACGTTAGTAGTGATAGTAGGAGTAGGTACTACTGCATCTGTATCAGAACTAAAAACATTTACTTTAAGTGATTCTATGATATCACCTACACTTCTAATTGTTATAATTATATCGTAACTTCCATCATTATTAAAATTCCAGCTAAAGTTAACTACTTTACCAAATAAAGCATCATAATTACCAAAACCTTCAAGACGTTTTTTTACAATTAAAGATAACATATTATCTATGTTATTTTTTTTACTAAAAAATTCAGTTTCTAAAGATAATGGATCTTTTATTATATTTCCTTTATTATTAGAATATAAAGTATGACCCCATTCTAATAAAACATAAAATCCTAAACGTAAGTATAAAGTATCAATTATTTCAAATTGAGCTCTATCCCAACATTTAATATTAACAGTTGCTGTTTTTAGTGAACCTATATTTTCAGTTTTAATATTAGCTGATGTTATACCAGGCATTGGTCTTAAACCAAAATCTCCTGCTCCCCATCCGTAAGCATAATTATTAAAAGGACTACTTATTTTTTTATCAGGAATTCCACTTTTTAATCCTTTAACGCCACCAAACAATATAGCTTCTTTGGCTAATTCTTGTCCTGTTTTATTTAAAGTAGCTACAAATGGACTATTTAATTTTTTTGGATCAGCTATTTCAACAGATGACATTAATTGTACAAATGAAGTATTTGAAGTAGCATAAGTTATAAGTTCAGGGGTTCTTGGATTGTTAGAATTATATCCAGCCGCAAAAAGTTTTTGTCGGGTATCTATTTGATCTAATATAACTTGATTAAAACCTTCACCTAATATATCCATATTAACTATTTATAACATTGTAAGTGTTAATTACACTTGCTGGGTTTGCTGGTATTCTTAATTGTATTCCTGATGGTATTAATAAGCTGCCTAAAGTAACTTGTGGGTTACCTATTGCTATTATCCACCATAATGAACTATCTTGATAAAAATTTTGTGCTAATACATCAAAACGATCTCCTTGCTGAGTATAAACATATATATCATCAGCTGATAAAGGAATTTCTGGGTATAGTACAGTTCTATAAACTGTATTTCCTTTAATTTTTGTTTGAGGTATTCTAGCGTATCTATTCATTAGTATTTATTTCTTTGAAGCTAATGTAGTATAATTACCTCCCTCAGGATCATAATTATTTTGATCTTTATTTTCTGGTGTTCCTGCTGCTAATGCTATATATCGTTGTGAACCAAAAGAACTAACAGAATTATTAAAGCCATCATAATCATTCTTTTGTTTTTGTGGAGCAAAAGTATGTATTGGAGTAAAGTTAAATCCTGATACTTTAATTATGTGTGGTAATTCTTTAACTGATTTATCACTGCCTGCATTTGTATCATTAATTCCTATTTCCCAAGGTGATTCTGATGGTACGTCATAAGTTAAGCTAGTTATAAATCCTGGTTGAGAATATAAATATCCTCCTACAGTAAGCCTAACTAAAGTACCAGACATATATCCATTATCATTATATGTAGGAGCTAAAGATGAAGCTAAATAATTTAATTTTTGATACATTGGAATAAGTTCCTGTTTTGATTGTGCCGCAACAGTCCAAGACATATTTATTTGTCTAGTAAAACTATTATATGTATAAAATTTTTCACCTCTACCTATATATTGAGTATCAGACCAAGAAGCATTATAATTATCACTAAATGAATCTATAAGTGCTCTAAAATGTATAAATGTACCAAATCCTGGTTCTTTATTATCTATAACTTCAATTCTAAATTTAACTAAATCATTAGTTTCTTTTTCTTGAGCATCATTTGATCTATATAAAGGATAAGCATTAACTTTATCTAAAGCTACAGCTTTAGTGTCACCATTAGTTATAGCTCCTTTTGTGTAAGAAATAATATTTTTATTACGACGTCCAGGATCTCCTAAAAGTACTCTATTTTCAATATTTTTAGTTGAATAATCAGGAGAATCTGACAATATATTTGAGTTAGTAATTCCATCTCTTAAATGTTTTCTAAAATCAACTAATTGAACAATAGGATAATTTTTATATGTTTCTTGAGATTTTAAAGCTTCTACTGGATCTTGGACTATTATATCATAAGATGTAGGTAATATACCATAAAATTGTTTAAGATTACTAGTATATAAAGGATTATTAGTACCTGTTCTAAATTCACCTGAAGAAGCAAATAATATATTTGTAGAACCTACACCTAAAATAGATCCTGGACCTCCTCTATACGTTAATATATTAATTTGATTATTTTTATAATCAACTTTAGTTCTAGCTAAGTCAACTAATCGGTTTCCTACACCTTCATTATTTGATCCTTTAACTCCTATTATAACTTCATTAGAAGCATATTTAGGAGAAAAATCTCCATCAGGTAATAAACCTTGTTTATTAAAATGAAAACCAGCAGCTGATACTGCTACTTGAGCTAATGTATTAGTTGGTAAATACGGGCCATTATTTGGTTGTATTTGTGGAACATTATAATTAGCTGCTTGTGTTCTAACGTTTGTTTGAGATAAAACGTTTTGTTTAGCTATAAAAAGTAAACCTGGTGTAGTAGTAAAAAATTTAGATAAACGTTCTACATCTGTTGCAGAACGAGCTATAACTAAACCATTAGTATTAAACGTTGAAGATGCTCCAGGAATTGGAGTCACTATAAACGGTTGTTTACTTGCACCGGCACCCGGTGAATCTTTACCATATTTAAGGGTTAAAAGAGGCTCTACCCCGTTCACACCACCTGCTAAGCCGTTTGGTGTAGGATAACCTGCCCCGCCGTAGAATTTAAATTTCTCAGGGTTAGTAAAGATATCTTTTAATCCCATTACGCTGGTTTAACGTTTACGTATTTTTGTGCTGGAGTTTTAATGTCAAGGTTTGATGGTTGAGGTAATATATTTAATGTACCATCATCATACTTATTGTAATCACGTGTTACTGTTGAGTTAAAAGCACCATTTAATGAATATCCTTCAGCGTTTCCAAATGCATGCATTTTTGATTCTTTAGTTGCTAATGGATTAACTGGTGGAGTATTAACTCCGTATTTACTTTGGTTTGAACCTTGTTTTCTTAATCTATCTAATAAGCCCATAGTTTTATGTTTTTAATTTTGTTATAAATATTAATATTATGTTACTTTGTATGTACCCATACCAAATGCGGTACCTCCTCTAGTAGTATCAAATAATGCAACTCCTTCTTTATTTAGTATAGCATTTAATGTAGCGTTCATTTTTTCTAAATGATTTAACATAGGAATATCAGTTGATGATGAAGATGAGCTTCCTCCTAAATTAGTACCAGCTACAACAGTATCATTAGGATCTAAACTATATGTACCTTTTTTACCTGATACCATTAAACCACCGTCTGGAGATATTTGAGCATCTTCAACACTTTTTACTTTAGAATAAATAGCAGTTCCTATTGTTCCTGCTAATGCTAATCCGGCTAAAGCTGTAAATGGATTAGCGATAGCCCAAGCAACTGCTTCAGCAGCTAAAATTGTTAATTTATTTTTTTCTACTGCTGCTGTTGCTGCGGCTGCTACAGTTTGTTGATTTTGAGCGGCAACACTAGCAAGTTGTATTCCTTTTATTAAAGTATAAGTACCAGCTATACCAAGTAATAATTTACCCATATCAGCTAATTCCATATTTCCTGTGTGGAAATAATCAACTATTGATTTAATACCCTCTCCTAAAAATTTAATGGGAATTAAAATAAGATTTAAAGAAGCTGTGATACCTGGGAGTACAGCGTTAAGTAAATCCATAAGAGGAGATACTATTTGTAATATTGGTTCAGCTAATGATACAAAAACTTCTCTTAATTTTTCTAATGTATTATTATATCGTTCAGCTATTGATTGTTGAGCAAATTGATTTGCTAATTGATCATTACCTAATTGTTTTTTAGCTTTTTCTAAACCTACTTGTTTAACTAAATTATTAAATTTTTCTTGAGCAGTAGCACCTTCAGTTTCTGATAGAGCTGCTAATGCTTCTCTGTCCATTAAAGACTGAGCTAATTCATTTCGCTCCATACCTGCTGCTTTGGCGATAGATTCTTGTTGAATTCTATTCATCTTAGCAAAATCAGCGGATGTACCTACTTGTTTTGCTATTTCTTCTGCTGCTCCTGCTATATCATTATTTAAAGCTAAAAATCTTGCTCTTTCAAAGTTAAGATTTTTACCAGTTAATAATTCTGCTTCTAATTCATTTGTTATTGAACTTTCAAAATTTAATAATCCTGAAGCTATTTTATCAGCTTGTTCTAAATTTAAACCAAATTGTTTTGCTTTTACTACAGCCTCAGCTACTGCTTCAGCGCTGCCACCTAATGATAATTTAATAGCGGCCGATGTTTTAGATACTTCTCTTAAAACATCCTTTTCATTTACTACTAATTTATTTCGAGAAGCATAAGCTTCAGCCGCTCCTAATATTTCAGATGTATTATCTTTTAATGTTTTACCATTAACTAAAGATATTTTTTCAATACCTATTAATTCATCATTAGTATAACCTGCTTGTTCTCTTAATTTAGTAAAAGTAATTAAATCCTTTTCATTTAATATAGCGTTAGAACCTAATGATTTACCAACAGCTATTACACTTTCATTTAATCCTTTAGTATTAACTGCGGCGTCACCTGTTAAAGCTGCGGTTTGTGTTAATTGAGTATTTAATGCTAACGCATCACTATAACTCATATTAAATGCTTTAGCTGTATCTCCAGCTAATTTATCTGTTTTACTAAGAGCATTAACTAATTCTTTAAAAGCAAAAGTGATTAATGCTGCCGGGTCTACAGACTCTGTAATATTTTTTGTTATTTCTTTAGTTAGATGTCTAGAAGCTTCAAGGTTACTTACGTTTCCTTCATTTTTAGCTACCATCTCTTTAGTAGAAGCTAATGCTTTACCTAAACCTAACTGAGTATCTAAAGCTCCTAAACCGGCTTTTTGTAATCCTTTACTAAGACCTTCAGTCGCTGCTCCTAAACTACCTATTGATTTATCAATTTTATCAGCTTCTGTAGCTTGAGCTTCTAAAGCTTTTACTATTTCAGCTTCATATGCTTGAGTTTTAGTTAATTCTTCATTTAAATGTTTAGTATTTCCTAAATTATTACGAGAAGCTATTTCTAACTGTTTTTCAATAGATTGAAGTTTAATTTTTCTAGCTTCAATTTGTTTATTAACTTCAGCTCTAGTTAATTCACCTTTAGTTAATTTAGTTAGATTTTTTTCAATTACATCAGTAGACTTAGCTAATGAATTTAATCCACCTTGTATGTCTCGAGTTAATGTTTTACTAAAGTTACTAGTATTATTTAAGGCGTCTCTAAAAATATCACCAACTTGACTAGAAATAGACCTTAAAGCATCTTCAACTATAATTGAAGTTTCTTTAGCTGCTCTTTTTATGTCTTCTTTATCGTTTTTATTTAAAGCCATTTAAATATTTTGTTATAAATATTAAAGGCACCTATTTTCTAGATGCCTTTGTACTATAAGTTGGTTGATTTGTTGATTGTAATTTTTGTTTAGCTGATTTAGGATCAGAAAAATCAATATTATTTTTACCTTTTGACGCGTTTGTATAAGCGTCTGATTCTTTTTGTCTTTGATCTGCTATAAAGTTAAATGTTAATTTTCTTAACCAAATTGGCATATCATATACGGTATGGAAATCATACCCACCGTTACCATAATAACATATATCATGAATAACTTTAAATAATTGAAATCTATATTCGTTACTCAGGCCAAAAAAACGTAATAGTAATAGGAATGTTGATGACCTCCGATTCACCATTTGAATTAATATAATCAGCTGTTAATTCAATATCTGGTTGTGTTTTTCTAAGATGTTCTCTAAAATCTTTAGAATCTCTAGCTAATAAGTAATTATCAACAAATTCTCTAATTGTTTTTTTATCTGTATTTCCACCAACTGATAAAATCATATATTTTAATCTAGTTGATAATTCAGCTGATGAATTTTTATCAATTTTTTTCAATCCGTCTAATTCGGCTTGTACTTCTTTTTCATCTTTACCTGTTAATAACTTATATGTTATTTCGGTTTTTGAATGAGGAAATGTATAACTAAATGTATTTGTACCTGGAGTTAATAATGATTCATCTAAATAACGAGTTGGACATTCAGTTAAATCTACTGTTATGGTTTCGTCTCCCATTTTAAAACTATAATCTTTACCATATCCTAAAATACGAGCAGCAATCATAATTGCATTTTTATCACCTATAATTAAATCATCATAATTAATTTTAGATACAATTAATGATTGTAATAGTTTATCTAAAACTGTACCTTGTTTGATATAATTCTGGTTAGTTAATATATCCTCTTCTTTCGCCGTCATATATTTCATTTCGACTTTACCGCTTGATAACGGGTTATCTGCGGGATATATTAAACCTTTTGATGGTAAATCCACCATCTCTGTTGGGAATTTGAATTTGTTGTCTTCCATAAATTTAATTTATTTATAACTATGTTTATATATATAAATATATGAGAAAAAAAGAAGCTCGCCTAAAGGCGAGCCATCTTAATCCTGTATTTCGGGGGAGGGGTTTTAGAAATTTAAAATACAATAATCTGGTTGTATTGTTAAAGCAATGTTTTGTGCTGTTGAATCTGTATCCCAGTTATAATCACCAAAGTTTGCATTTGTAATTAAAGCACCTTTAATAATCCATTCTGAAACGATATCACCTACTGGTCCTAATACGTCTAATGTTAAGTCTTTCTTATAGAAATCACTATAACCATCTCTACCAGTTACTGATTCGTGATGTAAACGTACCCATTCCATTACTGCTTGAGCTCCTGAAGGAGTGATTGGGTCAAATAACGTCATTTGAATTTCACCCCATTTACTTTTACCTTTTACAAAACGTTGTACGTTAATGTGGTTTAAAGCTACTGCGTCTTGGGTTAAATTTACACCTGCAACTCCTTTAATAATATACGCTGGGATTCCATCCATGTATAAAATAAAACGGTTCTGTTGTTTCGGTTCGAACGCTGTGAAAAATATTTCGTTTGGGTCTAATACTGCCATGTTTTTTTATTTATTCTTTATTATAAATATTATCTAATTTAATCCTTACGCTGGGAATGTTGCTCCTGTAGGTAAGATGTTGAAATCTAAGTAAATAAATTCAGCTGTTCTTGTAGGTTGGATATAAATTTGTCCGATTAACTCATTTCTATCAATTACGTCTGCTGTATTATTTGTTTCATTCATAATTACTTTAAACGCATACAAACCTTGTTTTTGTTGAACTGATTCTAAGTATGGATTTACTTGTGATAAGAATGTATTTCTTGTTGCAATTGTATTTTGTTCAAATACTAATGTATTAGCAATTTGTGAAATGTAGTTCTTAAGAGCAATTAACAATCTTCTAACATTTACTCTATCTAAAGCTGACGCTTGAGTTTGTAATGTTTTCTGACCATATACTACTGTACCTGTTCCAGGGAATGTAGCGATAGGATTTACTTTGTTTGTATATAAAGTATCTCTTGAAGATTGAGGTAATTTTTGTTCTGCTCTAATTACTTGTAATCCACCTCTGTTAATACCAGCAGGTGCAAACCAAGGCTCAGCTACTGTATCATTGAATGCGAACACACCCGCCATTACTGTTGATGCTGGAACCCAAACGTTCTTTCCTGTAGCAGGATCAATCATTTGAACCCAAGGCCAGTATGAAGCAGCGTATGAAGTATTTCTTGAATTAGCTTGTGATGTTACTGTTGAAATAGTAGTGTTATAAGGTACTAAATCTAATACAAATAAACTATCTCCTCTTGTTTGAGTGTTATTAATCATTGATGTACATTGTGATGTATATCCTGAGTTATATAATCCTGGAGCAAATAAGATATTGAATTTGTATTCATCTTGGTTTGATAATAAGTCGATCATGTTATCATAATCTGAACCTACTAAACCTTGTGTATTTGAACCGTTGATAGTTTCGTAAAAATTAGCACCACCTGCTACTTGTCCTACCGCTCCTGTAAATGAACCGCTTTGATTCAAAGGAATTGAAGCTGTATATTGAGATTTAGCTATACCTGTATTATCAAAATAATATGGAGTTAAAGCGTTTACTGATGCTACTCTTACATAACGTGAAGCGTTAAAGTAAGAACCAGATACTTCAATTTGATTATTTGTAGCGTTGTAATTTTGATCTTGATCTCCAATTACTCTTGAAATAAAGTTAGGAGCAAATGGATCTAATGATAATCCAGTCCAAGTTTCTAATACAATTGGATTGTTTGTATTGTCATTACCTTGACGAATTAATAAACTAAATGTTCCTGATGCTGTGTCAGCATTTGTAATTTGATATCTAATATTATCTGCTGAACCTGAAGCTAATGAACCACTTGCATCTAATGATGAAGAACTGTTCATAATAATACCTTCAGATAATGTTTTTAAAACAAATGCAACTGATGTGCTTGGACTATTAACACCACCACCTAATGTAGTTTGTACTGAGAATGTAGAAGCAGATCCTGTTGATACTGTTAAACCATTAAATGTAGATCCTACTGCTGAAGCAGAGATAATTAAAGTTGCTGAACTTGTTGTAGCAATTACTAAATTAGCTGAAGCACCTGTTGAACCAGATAACGCGAAATTAATTTCAGCTGCTAAATTTGTAGCTGTACCTGCTGCTGTTGAACCAGTAGAGAAGAAATATAAATTACCATCTACATCATCTGTTGGAATTGGATTACCTGAAGCGATAAATCTATAAGTAGTACCATTGTAAACTACTCTTGCTTCAATACCATCTGTAAAAGCATTAGCTAAATCAAAACTACCTGTAGCGGTAATACCACCTACTGTAGCAATGTTATTTACAATATTAGTACTTGTTGCTGGTGTCCAAGTGTTACTTGCACTTACTACTCTAGCTACTAATAATGATGTACCACCATTGTTAAAGTAGTTATAAGCTGCAATTGAAGTAAAGAATGAATAATTATCACTAGCACTTTCAAAGTACGAACCAAATTTATTTACGTAATCGCTGTATGATGTAACAACAGTTGGAATTTCAACGGGACCTAAAACTGTAGGACCGATAATTGCTGCACCTACGTTAACTGGTTGTTGTCTGATGAACGATGAGTCGTTTTCTCTTGCTAATACACCAGGGGAAATTAATGTTTCTGCCATGTTATTTGTTAATAAGTTTAATGTTTATTATAAATATATTAAGGGGTCTTAAAATCATTCGTTTCCGATGAATTCTCCACTATCTATATTAATGGTTCCTATACCGTATTTTGATTGAAGTTCTTGACTTAATTTTAATTCTGTTATTTTAATTTCTTTAAGTTCTTCAGTTACTTCTTGCTTTTGTAATTTTAAATCTTGGATTGACATTTCAATTAATCCATATTTTTCAATTAATTCAGCTCTTAATTTTTGAATTTCTTTTACTGATGAAATTTCTTGTTCTGTTAGTTTTTCTATTTTCATAAATTTTATTTATTATGCACCGGTATTAAATATAGTTGTACTTGTTGAATATATTATACCCTGTACTTCTGTATGGAACCAAACAGTTGTTGAACCAGCTGTATTTGTTGTGGTTAGTTTAACTCCAAATTTTCCTGTTGAATCAGTAACTGAGTGGTTTATTGAACCTGTTGTACTAGTTACAACTTGACTTCCTGATACTATAGTATATGTAGGTAATGGAGTTGTATTAGGGATAGAAGCTGCTCCGTATTGAGTAGCTGATGTCCACCAATGTATTAATTGGCGAGGATTATTTAATGTTGAACCATCTACATCTGTAAATGAAGCTATAAAAGATCTATTATCTCCTGTAGCACCTACTACAGATAAACTACAACTTACAAATCCATCTCCTAAAATATTAGCTATATTTCCTGATATAGTTAAGGAACCTGTAATTATTTGACTTCCTGTCACTGCAAATGAACCTGTAATTACAGTATTGCCTCTAACATCTAAAGTAGCATTTGGTGTAGCTGCAGCTCCTATAGTTACTCTACTCCCTGTACCCCATAAAATAACACTACCTGAAGCATCTGATAAGACAACAGTTTTAGTTAAATTAGAAGAACCAGGATGTCCACCTATAATAACATTTTCACTACCATTAGTAATTGATTTTCCCGAACCTGATCCTATTAAAATATTACCATTTCCACCAACAACGGCTGATCCGGCGAAATATCCTATAGCTGTGTTATAATTACCTGTAAATGAGCCTGCTGATAAAGCTGCTCTACCTAAAGCAGTATTACCATTACCGTTTATACTTCCTCCAGCCGCAAATCCTAAAGCAGTATTTTCAATTCCTCCACTTAAAAGATATAATGTATTTCCTCCTATAGCAGTATTTGATGTTCCTGTTGAATTTGATAATAAAGCTTGGTTACCTAAAGCAGTATTAGAATCTGTAGAATTAGCTCCATTACCTACTGTGATACCATTAACTAATATATCTCCACTGCTTGTTATATTTCCTGTTACATTTAAAACGGTACCATCAAAAGTTAAATTTGATTCTACAGTAGCATTAGGTGCTGAACCATTTAAAGTAATAACACCATTATTTGTTGTTCCTGTTAATGATAATATACCTGATATACCGCTTATTCCTGAGCGACCAGATAATCCTGAAATTCCTGATAGACCACTTAATCCAGAAGTACCTTGTTCACCCATAGGTCCAAAACCTACATTAGTGAATCCTTCATTAGTTGTTTGGTAGACTGAACTAAAATATAATGAGTTTCCTATTGATCTTGAAGTAGTTTGTAATAAAGTACTGTTAATATAATATCTTATATTATATCCATCATATGTTATATAAAAAACATCACCTGATGAATATGTTGCTATTGGTGATCCTATTGAACCTGTTTCAATTATAGATACATCACCTGTAGTTTCTTCAAAATAAAATCCAAAACTTATATTTAAAGGATCAACAGAACTTATAGTTTCAGATAAACCAAAAGCTGAGAATTGAGAATTACTAGTTGTTCTAGCAGTGACATAAGCTCCTCTTATATATCCTTGAGTTGAATAAACATAAGAATCAAAACTACCTCCTCCACCTCCAGTGTTTATAAATGTTGATGAATCAACTCCATAAGAAGTATTTAAAAATACAGGTGTAAACACGGGTATGCCTATAAGACCTGATATACCTGAGGTTCCATCAGTACCACTTAAACCTGATTGGCCGGATTGGCCTGAAAGACCAGATGCACCACTTAAACCTGATGTGCCTGATTGGCCTGATAAACCTGATGTACCCAATTGGCCTGAAAGACCAGATGTACCCAATTGACCTGATAAACCTGATGTTCCTGATAAGCCGGATACTCCTGATGTACCTGACAATCCTGAAGTACCACTTAGACCTGATTGACCTAACTGACCTGAAAGACCTGATGTACCTGAAAGACCAGATGCACCTGATGTACCACTTAAACCTGAAGTACCTGATAGACCTGATGCTCCTGATTGGCCTGATAAGCCTGAAGTGCCACTTAAACCTGATGTACCTGATTGGCCTGATAAGCCTGAGGTACCACTTAGGCCTGATGCTCCTGATGTACCTGATAAGCCTGAAGCGCCACTTAATCCTGAAGTACCACTTAATCCTGAAATACCTGAAGTACCACTTAATCCAGAAATACTTAAATTAGTTCTATATACTAAAGTGTTAGTTGAATCTAACATTAATACTTTAGTTTCGTTTGTTCCTTGAGTTACATCTATTACTTGTAAACTTCCTGAAAGTGAAGTACTACCTGTTACTTGTAAACTACCAGATATTTTTGTAGTTCCAATTAATGTTTGAATATCATTTACCGCGTCACCTAATTGGTTAGAACCAGATGAATATATTACAGATGCAGTTTCGTATATTATTTTTAAATAAGTTATACTACCTGTACCATTAACAGTTAAGTTACCTGTTATAGTTACTGTTGAACCATCATAAGTAAAATTAGCTGAACCTGCTGGATTGTTAGACCCATCTTTATAAACTACTTGATTTGCTGCACCAGCTACAGGACCTATTGCTCCTGAAAGACCAGAAATACCACTTAGACCTGATATGCCACTTAATCCAGAAATACCACTAATTCCCGATAAGCCTGATAAACCGGAAATACCTGAGAGACCTGATGTACCTGATAAACCTGAAATACCTGAGATGCCTGAGATGCCACTTAGACCTGAAATTCCTGAAAGACCTGATGTACCACTTAATCCTGAAGTGCCTGAGAGACCACTTAGACCTGAAATACCTGAAATGCCACTTAAACCTGAAATACCTGATATACCGCTTAATCCTGAGATACCTGATAAGCCACTTGTACCTGATAAACCTGATATACCACTTAATCCTGAAATACCAGAAATACCACTTAGGCCTGATATACCGGAGATGCCACTTATACCTGAACGACCTGATAAACCTGATATACCACTAAGTCCTGATAAGCCGCTTATACCTGAGATACCTGATAAGCCGCTTATACCTGATAAACCGCTTATACCTGAAAGGCCAGAAGTACCACTTAAACCTGAAACAGTAGGTGTAACGGCATATGATGCTGTTACAGCGTAAGATGAACTTAACGCTTGTACAGCATAAGAAGAAGAAGCATTTAATGTACCGTCTATATTTACTGAGCCGGTAACAGTTAATGAACCACTTATAGTTATATCATAAGCCACATTACCTGTTAAGGCATCAATTGATTGAGATATTTGTTGAGCTTGTACGGTTGCACCTGTTGCTATACCCGTCTTAGACAGTACTTGAGCCATTTAATAATTTTTATTATAAATATGGAAAGATAAGAGAAAAACCGCTATTACTAGCGGTTTATAAATATCATATTATAAATGGATAATATATTAATCTACTTGGATTAATTTATAAAATACAATATAATTATCTGATGTTTTAACATCCTTGAATTCTTCTAATTTAAATTCATGATATTCAATTTCTTTTACTTCTTGTAATAAACTATTGAATTCTTCTTGAAATTGTATATATGATGGATTAAAATTGGTTTTAGTATCATCAGTCCATACAAGAATTTCAAAGTTATTATTTTTATCCTTAGTACCGTATTTTACAATTAAATTTTCTTTTAATTGGTCAATAATTAATTTTTCACTTGATGTTTTTTTAGCTAAATCAGTTAACCAATATTTAGTAGGTAAACTTAAATTTTCGCTTAATAATCCTAATGATAAAATTTCACCAGTTTCTTGATTTGTAAAACCGTTGATTTCTGTATCAAGTTTATAAATTTCTTTTAATGATAATTTAATATTAGCCATTAGTTAGCTTTAGGTTTTTTAGTTGATTTTGTTTTATCACTATAGTAACGTTTTTTCTTTTTAACTGGCTTTTCAGCTTCGTTAAATGGTCTTTCTTCAGCTACTGGAGCGTCTTCAAAAGATGGATAATCTTCAACTGGGAAGAAAGAATTTGGTGTGTTTTTGTTTTCAGGAGTGTTTTCTTTTCCTACAATAACGAATCCGATACCAATTGATACTAGTAACGCGATTACAATAAAAATCAAAAGTGATGACATAATTTTTTAATGGGTTTTATGGGTTAAGTTTATATATATAAATATACAAAGATATTTTAAAGATCCAAATTAAAGTTTATTTTTTCTTAATTTTTTTAATTCTTCTAAAGTGTATTCATTTTCTTCTACAGGCCAATCATACATTGTACTGTCTGTACCTTTATGTAATACACCTCCAGGAACACATAATACAAAGTTTTGTTTACCTTGTGCGCCTGGTGATTTTGGATTCCAATATGTTAATTCCCAGTCTAAACCAGCATTCCACGATGAATTTACATATGAGTTATTATGCATTCTATCTAAATGAATAGGCATCATATTTTTAATGTCTTTAGCTCGCATAACCATATGTCCTGCTCTACAAGCTCTTTTTTCATTTAAACGTCCAAATCTAGTTTCAATCCAATCTAATTCTTCATGTTCTTTACTCATATAACCTGTAGCGACATATTTGTCTGGGTATTGATTTAATATATCACAGTATGTACTTATAGGTTCAGCAAATAAATTATCTTGATCTGTAAATTGAATAAAATCATAATTATCAATATTCATATCATCAAACATTTGAAGCATTGCTGCTCTTTGACCCATATTAAATTCTGAGTTATGAACTTTAAATCGGCTATCAATATTTTCTTTAATAGTTTTTAATGCTTCTGCTTTATATTCAGGATGTGAATTTTCAACAATATAAATATCATTTATAATACCTGGTTCTTGAATATCTTTTAATGAATTAATAACATTTTTAATATGGTGTGGTCTATTATATGATGTTAATAATGTAAGTACTTTAGTTGGTTTAATTAATTTAGGTAAAATATCATTTTCAAAATTACTAGCTATTTTTTCCCAAGAATAATTTTCAATAATATAATCAGAATTTTCTTTTAGTACTCCACTTTCAATGATTGAATCATAATTATCATAAACATGTTTCATATGTTTAATTAAATCTTTAAGATTTGGTTCTCCCCAATTACCTAAAAACCAGGGGTGATTTTTAACTGGTACTGATTTAGTAGAAACATTATAATATTTTCCTTTAATTAATTCTGTAGCACCTGGTTCTGAAGTTGCTATTGTTGGCAATCCACAAGCTATAGCTTCTAGTAATGTCATTCCAAATGAATCACCTCTTGATGGGTAAACATAAGCATGACAATTTCTATATAAGTCCATTACTTTATCATGTCCATCATCACTAATATGCCAAAATATATTATTGTGTTTTTCTATAATACTTTTTACATCTCGACTATTGTAAAATAACATATCACTATTTGATTTAATATGTAATTCTACATTATTATTATTTTTAAATAAATCAATAAACGCGTCTAAAGTATGAAATATACCTTTTCTATCTGAACATTCTCCAACATATAAGAATTTAAATTTATCTCCTTTTATTCTAGGAGTATAATTAAATACTTTGGGATCAATTCCATGAGGTACTACAAATATAGGTTTAGTAATACCCATATTTTTTATTCTATTTTTTGATATATTAGAAGGTGTTAAGAAAAAATCAGCTTTATTTCCGTTAGTTACAAATTGACCAGCTTCTCCTGTTGTATCAACTCCAGTATAAATTACTTTAGTTTTAAATTTACTTAAATGACCTATTGAGTCTGGGTAGGCAAACATGATACCTAACTCATTAGTTGATGGTTTATCTAAAAAAGAATAAATTAATGGATTTGTTGTTGTTGTGTTTCCAATAATAGGTTCACAAGATAAATCTATAGTTTTATCTAATTGTTCTAACATTCTTTGAGATAAAATTCCCATTGAAGAAAAATCATCAAATTTAGCTAACCAAGTTAATTTAGTTGTTTTACCATTAATTGATTTTCCTTTAGTTATAGAACTAATAAGAACGTCTATATTCATTTCTGGTGTGCATTCAAATATATGTGCTTTAGCTATAATATCATTATCAAATCTTATTTTTTCAAATTCATCTCCTGATTTGTTTACAACTACATATACTTCGTTTCCTTGTACTGTTTTTTTAACTTCATCATATGGTAAATCTTTTAAAACTATAATATTTGAAGTTCGTAAAAATTTATGATGTTTTTGTTTATTAGTAGAAATTAAATTATCTAAATTTTCTTTTTTAATATCATAAAATGAAACTCCTTGAATATGTCTAATAGGAAATCCAGTGTCTAAACTTTTTCCTAAATCATCTTTATAAAAATCGTAACCTAAATTATATCCATTATTTTTTATTCTATAAGAAAACTCAACATCTTCTTCATATCCTAAACCAAATCCTTCATTTAATAAACCTACTTTATTTAAAACAGATTTTCTAGCTATAAAACAACAACCTAAAATAAAGTCATCTGACATAACAGGACCAATTAATCCGTTTTCTTCTTTATCACATAATACTTGTAAACGTTCTTCCCAACCATATCCTAAATAAACATCACTACTTATGCAAAACATATATTCGTTTTTACATAATTTAAAACCTTCGTTTACTGCTTTAGCAAATCCTATACCTTCTTTACGAATATGTAATTCAACTAATGGATTTGATTTAGCGTATTGTTTTAATTTTTCATTACCTTCATCTGTAGTACCATTAGAATAAAGAATAATTTGGTCTATTGATGTTGCTGTAGATAAAGTTATATCTAAGTATTCTATAGCCATATCTACATTATTATAGATAGGCATTATTAATGATAAGGGCTTCATTATTTTATTTTATTTTTAATAACATTTAAAACGTCATCTAATTTAATTAGGTTCATACATTCTTTTCTTTCTGGTTGTTGTAAATCTAACCACCATCTTCTGTCATAATAATTTTTACCACAGTTTTTTTCAATATACTTTACACCTGGGTGTTTAGCATGATTATTATAAAATGGAGTTAAACAAATTCCAGAATGTGGGTTTACAGAAGCTGCAAAATGATGAACAAATGTATCTACACTTATCCATAGTTTAGCTTCATCAATTAATCCTGCTAATTCAGGAATAGATTTATCTAAAAATTTACCATCTACACCGGCTGGGGCTGGTGTAAGAGGAATTTGATCATCTTTATGAGAACCTACTTGTATAACATAAAAACCTAATTTTTTTAATTCAAAAATTAATCTAAACCATCTAACATCAACCCAGTCTTTATTTGAATCTTGATTTTGGATTTTAGCTGCTGTTGTGCTTATTAAAGCTAATGGTTTACCTGTTGTATTTTCAAATTTAATTTTATTTCCTGTATATTTTAAAATATCAGTTATATGTCTTTTTTCTCCATACATTTCAAAAAATGCGTCTATAATTGTAGGAGAATTATTTTCTGAGCCATAAGTATAGACAAATCGTTTATAACCTCCAAATAATTCATCGGACCAGTCAATAAATCCTTTAATATTAATATGATTTATAGAAAAAGGATAAATAGAACAAACATAACAATCACTTCCTATTTTTTCTAATAATGGGTATGCCATAACGTGGTCACCTAATCCACCATCAACATAAATAATTCGCTCATAAAATATAGGATTAATTATTTTTTTACTATATCTTTCTGAATCTGATGTATTGTCAGGGGTAAAGGATTGTTTAGTTTTTTGAGTAATTAAATCCGCTATAAACCATGTTATAGATTGGTATTTAGTATCCCAATTAAGGCGTAATAAGTCGTTTGTTTGTGCTAATAAATAGGTATTATTAAGCGTATCCCATTCTTTAATGTCAAACGATATATTAGATTCATCTATAATTAAACTATATTCAGTTTTAGTTTTAGATATAAGTTCTACAATTGAAAGTACAGATTGGTTATAGGTAGGTGTAATAGCATAATTTTGATAAGCAAGTGTTGTTAACTTGTTTAACATATTTGGCTCTAACCAAGGAGTAATACCTTTACAATTAACTTGTAAGGTTTGAAATTGAGATTTTAGAGGATGTTGATGTAGTTGATCTAATAAAGCTAATAACTTAGTTTCATTCTCTGTGTGAATGATAACGGTTATTTTATCATTTTGGGTCATAACTTAATTGTATTTACTAATAAATATAATAACTTGGTTTTAGATATCCAAGCTTAAACTATGCCTACTTTAGTAAATGTTACTCCTGGGTTAAGAGTTGTTAATTGATTTAATATATAATCGTGAGCTAATCCTAATAAGTTTCCTTCAACATTCATAGGTATAAATTCAAAACGCATTTGCCCTCTTAATTTTGTACCTGTTATAAACGGATCTTGATTATAAATAGTTGCTTTAATAGTTACTGATGTTTTATCTGCTGTTTCACAATTAATAAAAATATAAGAACCATCTGAGTATTCAACTTGAGATGGAGTTTCATGTCTTACATTTTCGTATTTCCAAACAGGATTAAAATTTGTTACTTGTATTGCCATTTTATTTTTATTTTATTATAAATATTAAGGTGTAAAACTCATATAAAAATTCATTCGTTGATATCCATATACAGCAGCTAATAAGGTAGTTTTACCAACATAATTATTGGGATTATCTCCAGTTACTGAAAATATAGTACCACCAGTGTCAGGATCTGTAACTGAAATATCTACAGCTGAAGGTGTAGATCCTGGAAAAGTTAATTGTAATTCTAAATCACCCCCAGTAGTAGCACTAGTTCCTGTACTAACATAAGCTCCTGAGTCATCTAAAGTATTTGCTGGTACTGTGTTTGAATATATACTTGTAGTTGCTAAATATACATCTATTTGTACACTATCTCCAAAATTCTGGTTATCAAATGTGTAATACCAATAATTAAGTTCTACATCATTATAACTATAAAATGTAGTTAATGCAAAATCTGTACCTCCAAGATTTGTTGTATATATATTTTGCCCAGCTGTAGTATTTCTATTTATAGCTCCATATTGAGCATAAGTACCACCAAACGCTTGAGAGAATGAAAGTGAGGCAGCCGTTGCTCTTCCAAACGAATCATTCAAAAGATTCATTGAAATTGGTCCTGATGATACTATTGGATTTGCGGGCATGCTTATTTATTTTTAAGTTGTTCTTCTAAATTATTTACTTTATTAGTTAATTCTTTAATTGAAGCTATTAATAAAGGTACTAATTTTTCATATTGTACTGTTAAATAGTTTTCTCCTGTTTTGCTAGTTGTGTTACCATCATTATCTCTAATCACATCAAACGGTGCTGGTTTTACTGCTTCAGGTAATACTTTTTGTATATCTTGAGCTATAACACCTGCTTGTCTATTTGAATTATGCCCTATATGTTTATTAGCTATTTCATTTTGAACATAAGTAATTGCTCTTAAAGAATTAACTTTAGTTAATGCATTTTCTATAGGTTGAAAATCAGTTTTTAATCTTTCATCTGAAGCATTAGCTGTGATATCTCCAGTTGCTGTAACTGCTCCTGTTATACTTAAAGTATTATTAGTTGATATATTTAAATTAACATTTGATGTAATTTGTGGTGTTTGGTTTACACCACCAAACCCAGAATCTAATGTTAATGTAGATGTACCTCTACTCATGTAAATTACACCTAAACTTCTTAACCAAACATATTCATCAGCATCTTTAGTGGCTCTTACATAACCATCAGCTATTGTATTTATTAAGTTAGTTCCATCATATGTTAAATTAGCTTCACCATTAAAAGGAGTTCCTGAGTTTCCTGTAGCAGTTACAACATAATTATTTGTATTATTAGTAATTGATGTTGCCGCTGATAAACCTGAGATACCTGAAGTACCTACTTGGCCTGAAGCACCTGAAGCGCCTGATGCACCACTTGCACCTGCTGAGCCACTTAAACCTGAAGTACCTACTTGGCCTGAAGCACCACTAGCACCTGAAGCTCCACTTGCGCCACTTGCGCCTGAAAGTCCTGAAGTACCAACTTGACCTGAAGCACCGGATGCACCTGAGGCGCCACTAGCTCCTGAAAGTCCTGAAATTCCTGATGTACCATTTGTTCCTGATAAACCTGAACGACCTGATAAACCTGATGTACCAACTTGGCCTGATGCACCACTAGCTCCTGAAGCACCACTTAATCCTGAAATACCACTTGTGCCTACTTGACCTGAGGCACCTGACGCGCCACTTGCGCCTGAAGCTCCTGATAAACCTGAGATACCTGATGTACCTACTTGTCCTGAAGCACCTGATGCACCACTAGCTCCTGAAGCGCCACTTGTACCTGACAAACCTGATATACCTGATTGAGCTACTAAATCCCAATAACTTGATCCCACAAATGGACCATTACCTGGTGTAGCTGTTAATTTACAAATCCATGAGTTACCTAGATATGATACTAATTGGTTTACTTGATATGTTGCACTTCCATTATAAGCTCCTTGCCAGTATAAGCCTATACCAGAAATTCCGGATGTGCCTGAAGCGCCACTTGCACCTGAAGCGCCACTTGCGCCTGATGCTCCACTTGCTCCTGATAGACCTGAGATGCCTGAAGTACCTACTTGGCCTGAGGCGCCACTTGCGCCTGATGCTCCACTTACTCCTGATAGACCTGAGATGCCTGATGTGCCTACTTGGCCTGAAGCTCCTGAAGCACCACTTGCACCTGATAGACCTGAGGTTCCTACTTGACCTGAAGCTCCTGAAGCACCGCTTGCTCCTGATAGACCTGAGATACCTGAAGTACCTACTTGGCCTGAGGCACCAACCTGACCACTTAATCCTGAAATACCTGAAGTACCCGCTGATCCTCCTGAACCTGATAAACCAGATAAACCTGATGTACCTACTACCCCTACTTGACCTGATAAACCTGAAAGACCTGAACGACCTGATAAACCCGAAATTCCTGACGTACCTACTTGACCTGAAGCACCTGATGCTCCTGAAGCGCCACTTAAACCAGAGATACCTGATATACCTACTTGTCCTGAAGCTCCTGATGTACCTGATAAGCCTGAGATGCCTGATTGAGCTACTAAAGCCCAATCAGCTGTTGTACCAGGAGTATTACTATTATTTCCGTTTGTAGTTGAAATCCACGAACTACCTAAATATGATACTAAATCATTTATACTATATGTTGCAGCTCCAGAATATGCTCCTTGCCATAAAAGTCCTATACCTGAAATACCTGAACGACCTGATAAACCTGAAGTACCTGAAGCACCACTTGCGCCTGAAGCACCTGAAGCCCCACTTAAACCTGATATACCTGAAAGTCCTGAAGTTCCTACTTGGCCTGAAGCTCCTGATGCTCCACTTGCGCCTGAAGCGCCTGATAGACCTGAAAGACCTGAGGTTCCAACTTGACCTGAAGCACCACTTGCGCCTGATGTACCACTTAAACCTGATATACCTGATGCGCCTGATAAACCTGATATACCACTTAAACCTGATAAACCTGAAATACCTGATTGAGCTACTAAATTCCAATATGTAGCATTTGGAGGAGCTTCACCACCTGGTGTATTTAAAATACAAATCCATGAGCTACCTAAATAAGAAACTAATTGATTTACAGTGTATGAAGTTCCACTATTATAAGCTCCTGTCCAAAGTAAACCTATACCTGAAATACCTGAACGGCCTGATAATCCTGAAATACCTGAAATTCCTGAGGTACCTGATAAACCAGATATACCTGAAAGTCCTGAAGTACCTACTGTACCACTTAAACCACTTATACCACTAACACCACTTAAACCTGAAACAGACATATTAGCCCATTTAAATAAAGCACTAGGTGTAGAGTTTGTATTATTATTTTCTAAAGAGATATATGATCCACCTTCATAATAAACTACATCATTTATAGAATAAGTTACACCAGCGTTCCAAATTCCTCTCCATACAAGACTTATACCTGAAATACCACTTAAGCCTGATTGAGCTACTATACTCCAATAAGTTGGAGATGAAGAAGGTGTTTGACCTGTGTTTCCTAAAATACAAACATATGAGCTTCCATTATAATAAACAGCTTCATTAATTGCATAATCTGTAGCTACGTTCCAAGCACCCTGCCATGACAATGATGTACCAACAAGTCCTGAACGACCTGATAAACCTGATATACCACTTAAACCTGATATACCGGATAAACCAGAAATTCCTGAAGTTCCACTTAGACCTGAAATACCTGATGTACCTGAAAGTCCTGAGATACCTGATGTACCTGATAAACCAGAAATACCGGATAAACCAGAAATACCTGATTGACCACTTAATCCTGAGATACCTGATGTACCTGATAAACCTGAAATACCTGATATACCTGAAGTACCAACTGTACCACTTAGACCTGAAATTCCTGATTGACCACTTAAGCCTGAAATTCCTGAAAGACCAGATAAACCTGAAGTACTATTACCACTTAAACCTGAAATACCTGAGATGCCTGATGTGCCTGAAAGGCCTGAGATGCCTGATAAACCAGATGTACCACTTAGACCTGAGAGTCCTGATATACCTGATAAACCTGAAGTACCAACTTGACCTGAGAGTCCTGATATACCTGATAAACCAGATGTACCAACTTGACCACTTAGACCTGAAATACCTGATGTACCACTTAAACCACTTATACCTGAAGTTCCTGATAAACCTGATGTTCCTGCTACTACTAAGTTAGTTCCTACACCAGGAGCACAAGCTGCTATATCTATATATGCTCCTCTTGCAGCTCCTCCTTGTTCAAAAAATCTTATTTGATTTTTAAAAAGGTCAAATGTAACACCTGAACCAGTAAGTGTAGTATTAGTAGCGGGTTTACCCATTAATATTTCTCCACCCTCATCTCCTGATTGATATAACAATTGTAATGTATTACCGTCAAATTGAAGATTAGCTTCACCATTAAAAGGAGTTCCTGAGTTTCCTGTAGCAGTTACAACATAATTATTTGTATTATTAGTAATTGATGTTGCCGCTGATAAACCAGAAATACCTGAAATACCAGATAATCCACTTATACCTGATAAACCTGAAATACCTGAAGTACCACTTAAGCCTGAAATACCTGATAAACCTGAGATGCCTGATAAACCTGAAGTACCTACTGTACCACTTAAACCTGAGATGCCACTTAAGCCACTTATACCGGATATACCACTTAAACCTGAGATGCCTGATAAGCCGGATGTTCCTGAAAGACCTGATAAACCACTTACGCCTGAAAGTCCTGAGATACCTGATAGACCACTTATACCAGAAATACCTGATAAACTTAAATTTGATCTATAAACTAAACTACCTGAATTGTTTAATAATACAATATTAGTTTCAGTTGTACCTTGAGGAATATCAGGAAGTTTTACACTACCTGATACATTTAATGAGCCTGTTACTATCAGACCTTTTTTTACTATAAATTCGTGCGCCATGTTTTACCGTTCAATATCCTGGTTATATATAAATATTATTTTATATTTGTTTTATTAAAATTTTATTAATCGTGGGAATACTCTTACACCGTATTGATCACCTGATGAAGCATTTACAGCTGTGATAATAATATTAGGAGTACTATAAGTGACAGTAAATGTTAAATCTGTTGTGCTACCAACATCAGGTGTTGCTGTTTCATTATAATCAAAGTTTCCATTACTATCATTAGCAATATGAATTGTAGTTAATCTAAAGTTTGGAGTAGTAGATGTATTTTCTACATATAATTCAACCATTGAAGCACAATAAGTATTAGAATTATAAGTTAATACTGGAGCAGTTCCTGAAGCATTAACAGTAGCTGATGCTACTACAGTTGCGTAATTTGTATCTGTTACTATATCACCAATAACGTTTAATGTTGTTCCATCAAATGTTAAATTAGTTTCAACTTGTCCTGAATTTGAAGAACTTATATAAGTAATTACTCCATTATCTGTTGTACCGGTTAAGGCTAATGTACCTGATATACCTGAAATTCCTGATAAACCTGAAGTACCTGATAAACCTGATGTACCTACAGTTCCTGAAAGACCTGAAATACTACTTAAACCTGAGATGCCTGAAATTCCTGATAGACCACTTATACCTGATAACCCTGAAAGACCTGAGATACCAGAAATACCTGATGTTCCTACAGTTCCTGATAAACCAGATATACCACTTAGTCCTGAAAGACCTGATGTTCCGTTTGTACCGTTAGTGCCTGATAAACCTGAAATGCCACTTAAACCTGAAGTTCCAACAGTACCACTTAAACCTGAAATACCTGATGTTCCTACATTTCCTGATAAACCTGAAATTCCTGATAGACCACTTAAACCTGATAATCCTGAAGTACCTTCTAAACCTGAAAGTCCTGAAGTTCCGTTTGTACCATTAGTTCCTGACAAACCGCTTATACCTGAAGTACCTACAGTACCGGATAAACCTGATATACCACTTGTACCTGAAAGTCCTGAGATGCCTGATAAGCCACTTACGCCGCTTAAACCTGATATACCTGATAGACCTGAAAGACCTGATAAGCCACTTACGCCGCTTAAACCTGATAGACCTGATAAACCGCTTAAACCTTCTAAACCTGAAATACCTGAAGTACCATTTGCACCTGATAAACCGCTTAAACCTGATAGACCTGATAAGCCTGACAAACCACTTAAACCAGATAAACCTGAAATCCCTGAGATGCCACTTAAACCTGAAAGTCCTATAGTACCACTTAGACCTGAGATGCCTGATATACCTTCTAAACCTGATATGCCGGATATACCACTTAATCCTGATATTCCTGATAAACCTGAAATACCGCTTAATCCGCTTATACCTGATAAACCTGAAAGACCTGAATTACCTATAGAACCTACTGTTGTTATAACAAATGAATAGTAAGCGCTACCTTCTGTATAATATACAACTGAATGTGCTGTTGCATCATCATTATTTAAATACAATCTAACAATCATTCTGTTAGTTGGATCTATAGTTGTTGTAGGTAATACTATATCAACATTAGTTTCAACTGGTGTTGAAGCATTTACCCATCCAATTAAAGCATCACTAGATGTTATAGCAGGACCAATAGGAGTACCTGATGAATTAGCTAATTGTATTTCACAATAAGCATTAATTTGATCATTAGATGCTTGTTTTAAATAATTAAAATGGAATCTTTGAATACCTGCTGGTATTACTGCGAATCCTAATTGTGGAGTTATATAATCTGAAACAAGAACTCCTTGCTGATTTCCTGTTAAATTTGTTGTTAATGTTTGTTGAGAAGCTGTTGATGGAGTAGCAGCTAATACTTTGTATCCTGAAACATCTGAATTTTGACTTTCATTAAAATAATATGTTTGACCTGCTGTTATACCAGTTGCTCCACTTAAACCTGATATACCTGATAATCCAGAAAATCCTGATAATCCAGAGATACCTGAAAGACCTGATAAACCAGAGATACCTGATAAACCTGAAACACCTGATAATCCTGATATACCACTTAGACCTGATAAACCTGATATACCTGAAAGTCCTGAGATACCAGATAAACCACTTAAACCAGATTCACCTGATAAACCTGAAATACCTGATAAGCCTGATATACCACTTAGACCTAAAAGTCCTGAAATACCAGATGTACCTGAAAGTCCTGATAGACCTGATAGACCTGAAATACCACTTAAACCTGAAATACCACTTAAACCTGATAGACCTGAGATACCTGATAAACCACTTAGACCTGAAGTAGCTGTAACTCCTAATGTAGTTACTAAATATGAATAATGTTGTGTACCTTGAGTATAAAAATTAACAGTTTTAGGTGAAGGTTGATTATTATTAACATATATTTTATAAACTAATCTATCTGTTGGATCTAATATAGCTGTTGTAGCTATAGCATTATTTTTAACTTCAACAGGTGTTGTGTTATTTGTATCCCAACCTAATTGTATAGTATCTGATGTGAATAACAAGGTTTCGACACTACCTGTAGTATATTTAGATATAGTGTAGTAAGAAGTAATATTATCATTTACAGCAGGTTTAGTAAAATAACTATATGAATGCCATATTCCATTTGGAATTACAGATACACCAGGAATACCATTATCTGTTATCCATCCTGAATCAACTATAGCGTTTTGTTGACTCGCTGATAAATTTACTGGGATAACTTGTTCAGAAGCTGATAATGTAAGTCTACTTAATTGAAAGTAAGGAGATGAGCTACCTGACGCTGAAGAATTTACAAAGAAATTTTGACCTCCTGAATTTCCTGCTTCTCCACTTAATCCTGATAGACCTGAAAGTCCTGATAAACCTGATATACCTGAAATACCACTTATACCTGATAATCCTGAAAGACCAGAATCACCATTAGTTCCTGATAAACCACTTAAACCAGAATTACCTGATAAACCACTTAAACCAGAACTACCAATTCCACTTAAGCCTGAAATACCTGTACCAATTAAACCTGAAATACCTGAATTTCCTTCTAAACCACTTAAACCAAATAAACCTGAAATACCTTCTAAACCACTTAAACCAGATGTACCGATACCACTTAGACCTGAAATACCAACTCCACTAAGACCAGAAATACCTGATGTACCTGAAAGTCCTGATATACCTGAAATACCACTTATACCTGAAATACCTTCTAAGCCTGAAATGCCTTCTAAACCACTTAAACCTGAGAGACCAGATAAACCAATACCACTTATACCTGATATACCACTTAAGCCTGAAGTACCTTCTAAGCCACTTAAACCAGATATACCACTTATACCAGATATACCTGATATACCTGAAAGTCCTGAAATACCTGATTGACCAGATAAACCTGAAGTACCTATACCACTTAATCCTGATAAACCGCTTGTTCCTATTATACCTGATATACCACTTAAGCCTGATATACCTGATAAACCTGAAATACCTTCTAAACCACTTAAGCCTGAAAGACCAGAGTCACCACTTAAACCTGAAATACCTTCTAAGCCTGAAAGACCTGAAAGTCCTGATATACCTAAAGTACCACTTAAACCAGAGATACCTGAAATACCTGAAGTGCCAATAGTTCCACTTAAACCTGAAATACCTGAAGTACCACTTAGTCCACTTATACCAGATATACCTAATGTTCCTGAAAGTCCTGAAATACCTGAAATACCACTTAGACCTGATATACCACTTATGCCTGATAAGCCTGATAAGCCTGACAAACCTGAGCGACCGCTTAAGCCTGAAATACCTGATAAACCAGATGTACCAATTCCACTTAAGCCTGAAATACCTGAGGTACCACTTAAGCCTGAAATACCACTTGTACCTGATAAACCTGATATTCCACTTATACCTGAAAGTCCTGAAGTACTATTTCCACTTAAGCCTGAAAGTCCTGAAAGTCCTATTCCACTTAAACCGGAAAGACCAGATAAACCAATACCACTTAAGCCTGAAATACCACTTAAACCAGATAATCCTGATAAACCAGATTGGCCATCTAAACCAGATAAACCAGATTCACCTCCTCCTCCACTACCTGAAGTAGGCACTTGAAAAGAAGCTAAAGATACTTGATCTAAAAATCTTACATTGTTTCTTGGTATAGAGTTATTTATTCTGGCCATGTTATAATTCGTTTGCTATTATTATAGTAGATGCTTTTGCTTGAACTGGGACTAATGGTATGTCTGACAGTGTTGATTCTATTCCTACAATAATTTTACTTTTACTTGAAAATTTCTTAATAGAGTTTAAATCTTTTTGTAATACTTCTGGGACTATATAGCCATATACTTTAATATTAAAAGTACTTCTAACTAATCTTTCAGCATTGTTTTGTAATTCGGTTACTGTATTGAACGAATCAATACGAGTTTGGAATTGAAATTGTTCTGGGTTACCCCAATATGCGTCTGAAGCGTATTCAATTGCTTCTACTATTTTATTTAATTGTTCTACATAATAAGTAAATACTACACAACTATAAGTTAATGTTAAATAATCAGGTACTACTGAAGCGTAATATGTAGTAACTGGTCTTCTATTAGTTAAAACGTTAAAATTACTATATACGTTACCTGGAGAATATTGTTTTTCAGTTACAGTATAATTATTAGGTTTATTAGCGTCTAATTTATTAGCTATAGTTCTATTTTTTTCTATACTATCTCTTTTAAACATAATAAGTGGAGCCATAATAGCACCATTTACATCTCTATAGTAACCATCCTTTTGATATGATTTCCATTTTTCAGGTGAACCATATATAACAGGAACTTCTATTCTTTCTTCGTTTTGTACTACATAAGGTCTAATAACATTTTGAAAGTAATACATAATAGCACTATCAATATCTTCAAGACCAATACTAAAAGGTTCAGTAGAGTCATTCCTAAAAGAAGTTTGTGTGCCTCTATTAGGATTATTAGATTTATTAGGATTACCTCTTTCAACATCAAAAGGTACTTGTTGATCTACAAGTATTTGTTTTTGTGTTTTAGGTATTGGAATTCTTCCTGCCATTATAATCTTGCTTTAGTTATATTTACTCTATCTTGTGGTACGTAATGACAATCACAAACAACTGATTGATCCCAACCAAAGTTTTGTAATCCTGGATTTAAAGGGTTTACATTATATGGATAATCAGGGTCTTTACCTACAAATTGTTGGTTCATAATTACATTATCTACTTCAAAGTATCCATTTTGGAATAAAATAATATCTCCTACTTGTGGTACTAAATTAGCTCCATAAAACTCAGTATCAATGTTAAAATCATAATTTTTATTTAATAAATCATCTTTCAAAAATGCTGCTTTTATACCCCAAGCTAAATCAGGACCTAAATCACTTGTAGGGAATGCTTGGTCATTTCTTTCAATTAAACAATTTAATAGAACAGGTCCTATATAAAATTTACCTTCTACATTTTCACCATACATATTAACTCTAGTTTGACCTAGGTTATATTTGTAATAAGCAACCTGTTGGGTAATAACATTACCCATTAATTCTCTATTAATATACCTTAAAGCTGAAACATCTCTTGTACTTCCGAATAACGCCATTTTATGCTATATAAATTACCATTGGTACTTGTTGTATTTCTGTCACACGTGCTGCTGATTCAGCTGCTCTTCTTTCAAGTAATGCTTGACGAGAAGTTTGATCAAAATATTCTCTTAATCTTGTTATTAATGCTTCTTTTGTTAATGTAGCTGATGCTAATAAATCTTGTTGATTTAAAGTAACTTCAGCATTTGGGATAGGAACAGTACTATATTTTCCTCTAACATATCCTAATATTTCTTTAGATAAAGCTAAAGTATACTCATATATCCAGCTTCTACCTACTGAATTGAGTTTATTATAATTCGGATTAGTATAAGGTACATTTGATGTGTTAGTAATTTTATTAGTACCATTACCAAAAGCTGAATCTAATCTTTCTTGTAATACAATATATTCAAAATTTAGATACATTCCATAATCTAAATTATCATCAACTTCTCCATTAAAGAAACCAGTTCCAGGAATTGGGAATACTGATATTACATTATTTGTGATTTCAAATGTATAATTAGATAATGTTATAGTGTTTTGCATCTCAATAGCTTGGATAGTTTGAGCTGTAAAACTTGTAGGCATCATTAAATAATTTGTATAACCCATACCTAAACCATAAGCACCTGCTGCTGGCACACCACCTAAACCTCCAGCCATTGTTCCTAAGAAAGGAGCGAACATTTGAGATACCGCTGGTGGTGGTTGGTAAAATACTCTTTTAATTTCAATTCCACCTACAATACCCTGAGAATCTGCCCAGGCTTTTAAATCATATCTTTGTACACCTGGAATTAAATTTAATCTGCCTTTTCTCCAAGTAACATTACCACCTGAACCTGCTTCTTCTCCATATTGTTCTGATAATCTAACAATATTAGCCATTGAAGGAGTAATTAAAGCGTTATCAGCATCAATAGATGTTGAAGCTCCTTCAAATGAAAGGTAATTATCTCTAGTTAAAAAAGCATATAATTCATTTCCATATGTAGTAACTGCTTCTTCAAAAGCAGCATATATGTTAATATCTTGAAGTTCAATATCCATAATAGGATATCCTAATCTACGAGTAACAAACATAGCTACACTATCAGCATCTGTTTTAAATTGAGCTTCATTATCATAAAATCCAAATGGAGTTGGAGGTATTCCTGATGAAGGAATATTATAATAAGATGCGGATACAGCTGCGAATGAACTAGAACCGGGCCAAATAGGTATATTCATGTTATTTTATTAAGTTGTTGCAATGTAATATTCTAATGTAGCTACACTTCCTGAAGGTTATGCTTTTACAGATTTAATATCACTAAAATTAAAGCTGCCACTATCTACACTACCTGTTATTTTACTTGTTGATAACATATATGAACTACCAGCTGTGATTAAATAACTCATAGCTTCTGTTGAAGAAGATACAATTAATTTTACTGGAACTATAGGAGATGTATTAGTTACTCTAATATATTTAATGCTACTTGTTACAAATGTACCTGCGCCTGGTTTATCATCCATTGAAAATAATGTAGTGATTGACCCAGTAGGGATACTAAGGATTCTGTTATCTACATAATTAATATCATTAATAGTGTTAATAACAGAAGATCCTACGTTATCTCCATTTAAAGTTAAAATTTCAAATATTTGGGAAGTGAAAGTTGCCATGCCTTTTAATTATAAATATCGGAAAAATATGGTTCCTATTATTTAATTTTAACATTAGTCATACCTCTTTCGTAAGCATCATTGTATAATTCAATTAAATCTTCAACTATTGGATTTCTATGGTTAGTAGTTAATTTAATTCCAATCAAATTTTTAATTTTTGATGCTGCTGTATATAAGAATTTAAATCCAGAATCGCGTTTATTTTTTAAATCTACTTGATTATCATCACCACATACTATCATTTTAGAATCAATACCAATACGAGTAACAATCATTTCCATTTGTTCATGTGTTACATTTTGGGCCTCATCTACAATAACAATTGAGTTAACAAATGTTCTACCACGCATAAATGATACAGGTACAATTTCTATATTACCTTCATTAATGTGTTTTTCTATAGCGACTTTATCATATAATAAAAACATGTTTTGATAAATTGGTTGAACCCAAGGATCCATTTTTTCTCTTAAGTCACCTGGTAAGAAACCAATTTCTTCTTTTGATACTGTAGGTCTAGTAATAATTACTTTTTCTACTTCTTTCATAAATAGCTTTTCTAATGCTATTTGACATGCTAATAAGGTTTTACCTGAACCCGCTGAACCAGCTAATAATGTAACTGTATTATTTAAAATTTTTTCCTTTGCTTGTTTCTGTTCTTCGTTTAATTGAATTTTAAATTTAATTGGAGTTTTAGGTTTACGTTTCTCCTTGAAGATCTCGTCTTCATGATGATTTGAACTCATAATACAGTTGTTTAGTGAATAAAATTGTTGATTTGTTGATTAGCCCGTCTAATACAGCGGGTAAATAGGAGATAATATAGTTGTATATATTAATATTCAAATTGGTAATAAGCGGCATTCTTGTGATTTTTCCACTCATAAAACTTATTAGTTTTCAATAAATATGAACAAAAAAAGGACTCGCTAAGCGAGTCCCTTCTTTTTATTCTATTAATTTAGAATTAGATAGTAGTTAATCCATTGATATAGATCTTACCATAGAATTCTGGTCTTAACATTTTCTTAGCGTAACGAGTTAATAGACCTTTACGTGGTGTAAATGTATCTGGATCGTACACAAGTGGAGTCATAATTAATGGAACGTATGGAGCAAATACAGCACCAGCTTCTAAGAATTGTGAACCTCTGTAACCTAATAACATGATGTTTTCAGTCATGTAAGGGTTTTTGTAAACTGTGTAACGACCGTTTAATGAACCTGCTTTTTGTACACCGAAAGCATATTCCATTTGACCAGCATCACCATTGTTAGAAGAAGCAAATCCTGGGATTGATTCTAAAACTGTAGCTACAGTTGGAGATGTAACGATGAAGTTAGCACCACCTCTTAAAGTTAATTGGTGAATTTTGTTACTTAATTTTTGGATTTTAGTTCCTAAAGTTTGGAACCATTGTCCTTGTGTATTGTAGTAACCTGATGATTGAACTGCAAATGCGTTTGTAGCTGGGTTGTAAACGTTGTTGTTAACAGTTGACCAGTACTCAGTACCTGCTGCTGCATCCTCGATCAACATATCTAAGATTTCAAGATCAATTTCCATTGAAATGTACTCAGACATGATGTTTGTTACTTCTGCTTCTGCATCAATGTTTTGGTACGCAGCCAAATCTTGAGAGAATTCAGGTGTCCATACTGCTTTCAATTTTTTAGTTTTGGCAGTGATGGCTTGTGATTGCATTTTAACGTTGATTTCAGGGATAACGATAGTTGTCGCTGACTCAGCATTTGGAACTGCGAATGAAGATGAATCTTCGAAATCACCTACGTTATAAGGACTCATTTGAGTAGCTTTGTTATATTCTACTGTGTATGAACCAGTAGCTTGAAGAGCTGCTGTTGAAGCACTTACAAAGAAAGTAATTGTGTTGTTTGTGTAGTTAAATGATGTAAATTGTTGTAAGTTAGTAGCAGCAGTTACAGTTGAACCTGAAACAACTAAGAAACCTCTTACAGCATCCATATCAAAATAAGGAATGTTTGTAGAAGCACTAATTAAAGTGATTGCTTGAATTTCACTAGCAGCCATTGAAGCTGAATATGCTGAGTCAAAATTAACTTGAGCATAAGTTGCTGGTGTAATTGCTCCTGCTAAAATAGTAATAGCTGAAGATGAGAATTGGTTGGTAGAATAAGTGAAACGACCTGTTCCGTACAAACCGCCTGAAGCAGATGGTGTAGCGAATGGGAATTCACCGTTAGGGTTTCTTGTTCCATATAATGAACCACCTACTGAGAATGGATCTTTAGCTGTTCCGTATTGGAAATCTAAGAAGAACACAAGACCTGAAGGCATTGACATTGGTTGAACTGAAACGAATTCTTTTGCTGCAATTTGAGCAAATACTTTACGTACTAAAGGTAAAGCGATACCAGCCCAGTTTTCTGATTGACCAACAGAGAATGAACCTGCTGATGAACTTCCACCTGTATCTGATTGTTCCATAACTAATTGCTTAGCTTGGTTTTCTAATAATAAAGACATGTTGTTTGCCTCTACGTTTGATAAGCCTTCTAATAGACCCGTTTTGTTCCATTTAGAAGACAATTTAGCTGCATCACTTTGAAGAGACTTCCAAGGGCTAGCTGATTCTAATAATGATTGAATTGTACTCATTTTTTTAAAATTTTTTTTAAATTGGTTATTTAATAATTCCTGCTATTTTTTGCATTCTTTTGAATGTGTCATTAACTTCTACAATAGATGTTTTTGCTGTTGGCATAATACCTGCTGTTTTAGATGCTAAACTAGTTTTTAATGATTCGTTAACATGTGATTTAGAAGTTTCTTTTAAACCTTCTGATAATGTTTCGAATACTAATTTAGTTTCTTTTACTGTTGATGCTTTATCAAATGCATTTAAAACCTTTACTTTTTGTGATTCGGTTAAGTTTTTAGCTTTGAAAATTTTGTTAGTGTAAAGTAATTTTGCGTTTAACAAATTAACTTCGTTTAAGTCAGATTTAACAGTAGCTAGAGTAGCATAAGCTTCTTCTAATTTATCTTCTGCTTCTTTTAACTTTTTCTTGTAGTCTTCAACGCCTTCTTCTTCAGCAGTGTCTTTCTTGTCACCACGTTTAGCAGCAGGAACGTCTCCTTTATTACCACCGTACTTTTTACGTTCGTCTAATTCGATTTCAGCTAAAATTTCATCAATTGAAATTTCTTCTTCTTCACTAGATTCTTCTTCTTCGCCTTCTTCTTCACCTTCCATGCCTTCACCAGCTTCTAATTCGCCAGCTTCAACTATGTCTTTAATTACGTCTTCAATGAATGATTTTAATTCTTCTTCAGTCATGTCTTCGATGTTGATTTCTTCTTCAGTTTCAACTTCTTCTTCACCTTCTGCTTCGTTTAAATCTTCTTTCATTTTTTCGTCTTCTTCGGATTTCATGTCTTCTTCTAACTCAGCTAATAATTCTTCAAGGTTAAGTTCATCTAATGCTTTTTCTTCCATATCAGAAAAACCGGCGTCACCACCAGCATTAAATTTACCAAAACCAGCTTCGCTCATACCATCTTCGCCATAAGACATTTTTTCCATTGAGTCCTCAATTGAATCTTCATTCATTTCCATTGTTTCTTCTTCTGTTTCTTCTTCTTCCATTTCTGCAAGTTTAGCTGATAACATAGATTTCAACTGTGGAGTAAAATGTTCTTCAAGAGCGGCCTTTGCGCTTGCTATTGCTGTTTCTTTAACAACTTTAGCATCTTCGATTGCTTCTTTAAGCAAATCTCTGTTTTTACTCATTTGTCCTAAAATTTTGTTTGGGAAATACACTTATTTGAAGTGTAATAGAATTGTTAATTATCGATACTGCAAATGCGATTGCGGGCAGTATATTCTAATATACATATGTCCGGATTTTCTCAAAATACACAAAAATAAAAAAGAAATGCCTCTTTTTTAGAGAGGCATCGGTCTAATAATACTATTAATAGAGGGGTTTATTTACAATTACACTTAAACGTGTTTAAGTCTTTTGATGTAGGGGCTATGTTGGGGAAATAATAACAATACTTAGTATTACCTACTTTTAATTCTTTATAGAATCCTTTAGGTATTGCTGCGTTTGTAGGTACACGTTTAGGTACTTTATCATAATCTAATCTAACGTATACTGATACAGTGGTTGTTTTTGCTTGTTCACGTTCCCATATTTCTAATGCTTTCCAAGGACCACGATTAAGTGATTGTTGTTGCATTGCTGAATTAACATAGGTAAATGTTGAGTATAACATTTCTTTATCACAGTTAAATGAAGCAGCAGGAGCTATATGTCCTTTATCCCATTCATTATTAACGTAATCCTCGTTATCAGATGTTTTAATGTTTTTGTCTGTGTAGAATTCCATACCCGCTCTAGAAGCAGTACCTGTAGGACATTTAACCGTGTAAGTAACCCATTTAGGTTGTTCTAAAATTTCAGAATAAACGATACGGAAGTTAGGAGTTTGATAGTTAACACTATCTCTTAATTTAGTTTGCCCAAAAACTACTGTTGATAGGCAAACTAATATTACTAGAAATAAATTTTTCATTTTAGAATAACGGACATGATCCATTAGCACATAAAATATCAGTAATAATTGAGTTAATTTTACCGTATTGGTTTGTACTAGGAATATATGATTCGTTTAAGTTAGTTGGTTGCATCCATGAGCCTGGATTAGAAGGTGTTGAGACAAAATCCCAACATAGTAATTCAAAGTCTTCTTGTACTTCCATTACATTACCTCTTTGTTCTAATGAACCCATTCCTCTTGATGATACACCTACTGTAATACCACTTTCGATTAATGCTTTTAAAATGTTGCCTGATGGAGTAGGTAAGATTTCAATTAAACCCATTACATTATCTCCATCCCACCAGCATTTTTTAATATTATGTGAAACGTTTTTTAAGTTGATAACTGAAGAATCAGGGTGATCTAATTCACCTAATGCTCTGTTCTCACGAACTGATTCCATATAGCGATTCATTTCACGTTCCCATAATTCTTTAGCGTAATATCTGCCGTTACCGTTTTTTACTTCGGCTGTAGCTAATACACCTTCTACTAATATGTTACCTCCAGGATTAGTTCCTTCAGTTAACCTAACAGCTTTAGGAGAAAATAATTGCGTTTCAATTAATACTTGTCTCATTATTTTTTCTTTTTATCTAAATCACCATATCCGCTTGACTTATATTTACCTTTAGGGGCAATTGTTTCTGTTGATGTTTTAAATCCTACTCCTTTAGTTCCAAACATAGCATTTTTAGCATAATAATTTATGTCTTTAACCATGTTTTTAAGTACGATTTGTTTTATTTCATCAACTGATTTATCTTTGTTTTTAGGATCTTTCATTTCAGCGTAGTAGCCATTTAAGAAAGATGTACCATAAACATTATCAATATCTTTTGTATTTTTATTATCATATTGATCAGCTAAATCTTTTTGAACTTCTTTAGCTGGTTTTTCAAACTCATCATAGTCACCATATGTTTTTCTATTTGGAACACCAATAACTTCTGATAAAGTTTCTTCTTTAACTGGTCTTAATAACATTGGTTTAGTTACAAATAACTCTCTACCATCTTCTGTCTCGCCTTTGATTTGTTTAATTTTGCCATTTACTTTATCAACTAAAGTAATAGTTACTTTATCATCACCAATCATAGCTTTATCACCAACTTTAACTTTAGAACCAAATGATAAATCACTCATTGGAGTTCCTAATACATCAGCTTCTTCATTTGTGTTTTCTCTAAATATTTCTAACCAAGATTTTGATGGTTGATGACTAATAACACCACCAATACCTTCACTTAAAATACTTTTTGATTTAAGTACGTTTACAGTAGTATCGTAATTAGAATATTGATTAATATATTCAGGGAATAAAGTTCTCGCTTGTTTTAAGAAATGATCTTTGTTTCCTTTTCCTTCTTTAATAAGGATGTATTGTTCTTGTAATGTTTTCATTTATAATGAGTTATTAATTGTAAAATAATACTGCTCCTGAAGATAAAGAAGCGCTAGTTACATAAATTGGAACAGTAAAACCAGCGGGAACAACCCAAGGAGTTGTTAATGCTGCTCCACTAGCATCTTTTAAGCCAGTGAATGTAGCTGAACCTGATACTACAGTAAAACCAGCATATGAGCCAGTGATTGATGTTGTAGTTACTATTCCGGTTGCGTTTACAGGTATATTTGCCATGTTAATCTTTAAATAAATTTATTAAGTCGTTTAAATAATCGTTTGCTAAATCCGTACCATATAACACATTAAAATTAGGTTTATTTTTATAATAATCTAATGTTCTTTGTTTAGCGTTTTGTAATAATGGTAATAATTCGTTTAATTTTTGTTCTAATGTATCAAATCCATCTAATCTAGATTTGATAAATGTTTTTAATTCTGGTTTATCTATGTTTAAAGAATCAATATAAGCGTCAACATCTAATTGTGCTTCGTTTACATTCTCTTTCCACATTTGTTTAACTATAATTCCTTTTGCCTGTTTATTCAGTTTTTTTTGATTAACAGGTTTGTAACCTAGTTTATAGTAGTAATTATTTGTTGTACCTTTAGAATTAGTATTTTTTTTATAAGCAGCATCTGTTCCTGCTTTTGTTGCTGTTTGTGGTCCTTCACCTGGACTAAAAGCACCAGCTGATGCTCCACCTCCTGTACCTGACTCTTCTTCTAAATCAATATTTAAATTATTAAACTTTTCTTGTTTATAATTATCTAAATATGGTTTTAAATCTTGTTTCCAAACAGCAGTTTGTGAAAATGGAATATTATCTGCTTGTCCATGTTCACCTTTAGTTACTTTATCTAAATCGGCTATAGTAATGTCACCATTTTCCATAGCTTTTTTAAAAAATCTAAATTCATTGGCTGGGTGGTAGATATCTAATTTATTTTGTAAAAATTCTTTGCCACCAAAAAGCCAAATCCATTGAAGAGCAATATCAAAATATCCATCAATACCTTTATAGCTACTAACTTCATTTAATTCATCTTCAGGATAACAATCACACCCATCGTCATATCCTATTGGTCCTTTGTAAGCAGGAGTTGAAGTTTCCTTCATTACTTGTTTGATAATATTTCTTAACTTATCCATTTACCTTACGTAATTCTTCTAATAATTCATAATAATGAAGTAAATTAGTCATATCATCATTACTAATCTTATCATTTTTATCTAATGTGACTAAAATATTAGACACCTCATTAATTTTAATTTGAGTTGTCTTGTCTTTAACTTTTTTATTTAATTTAGTTAAGTCAGATTTAATTTCTGTTATTTTAGTATTATAAAAATCTTTTAATTTTGATGGATTATCAACACTGTTGATAAATTCTTTTAATACTGATTTTTGGCCTTCATTTAAATTAGCATATTTAGAATTAAATTTTTCTAATAACGCTCTATAAGTTAACATACGAATATCTTTATCGTATGACTTAAATTCTTCCATTAATGTATCTTTAGCAACTGTTGTAATTGGTGCTGAAGTTAAATGTTCTAATAGAATTAATTTATTTGAGATTACTTGATTAGGTTCTGGTTGGTTAACACCATCATACATTTCTAATAATGTATAGAACGCGGCTTGAGTTTTGTAGTTAGGTAATTTAGTTTTGAAAAACTCATCAACGTCATAATTCGCTTTAATTTCTTTAATTAAATTATATTTTTGACGACGTAATGCTGACTTGTTTAAGTATTTAGCGCTTTCTAATAAAGTATTGATAATGATATCAGCTTTACCTTCGCTTAACTTAATGTTGTTTAACAACGTTTCGTATAACTTATACTCTTTTCCTAACTCTGTTTTTACAAAGTGTTTTTTTAAAATAGTCGCTGCCTTTGAGTCTACACCTGACAATGTATCAGACGTAATTTGTCTGACTAAAAGTTCAAATAAAATGCCAGTATTCTTGTATTTTGAATGTTTAACAATCATTCCTAAAGTGTTTTATTATAAATATATAAGGATTATTACTCTCTAATTTGGGATTCATCTAATAGTGAATCTCCTGGTTTTTGTTGACTAAATACTAATTTTTTGTCAACTTGTTCAAACAAACGTTTATTTCTTGCAAAAGCTGATTTAGCATTTTCTAAAGCAAACGGTTTAGATGTTAATTTACCATATCCTGGTTGATCGTCATGTTTCATATCTTTAACACCTAATCTATCGCGACCTAACGCGCTATCTTGTGTATTAATATTAGATACTTTTTCTTTTGGACGACCTAATTGTGTATCATTATTATATCCTGGTGGCAATTCTCCTTCAGGTCCGCCGTTTTTACTATATAAACTAGCTAAATCATGTGGTGTACCATACGATTTACCTGTTTCTACTGGGTCGTTACCTTCTTCTCTAATTTGTGCGATTCTAAATTCACGTTTTGCGTCTTCAATCATCATATCTCTATATTCATCATATGAATCTTCAGAGAATCTGAATACATTGTCATAAACCCAATCAGTAGGCATTAATTTAGTTTCAATGATATTTTTAGCTAAATCAACTTTTTCCTTCATTAACATGATACGTTCTTGATCGTATATAATAGACGGTGTAGTTAACGATAACTCGAAGTTAGTTAATTCATCGTTAGTGTAACCTTGAACATATAAATGTACTAATGCAATTTTATATAATTCTGATAATGTAATACGTTGGATACGATCAATTGTACGAGCGAAACGAATATCTTCTGCTGCTAATGTTGCTTTACCTTGTAAGTCTTTATCGTAACCTAAAAATGCTTTAGGTACTTTTAATGCTGCGAATAACTTATCTCTTAAATATGCAACGTCTTGAATACCATCGTAATCTAAACCTTTAGTATTTTCAATACGTGTTGCTTGATCATTACCTCTTACTGGAATATAAAAATCTTCTAGTAAGTTTTGCATGTTATATTTAACATTATACTCACCTGTCTTTTGATCCATTAACGGAGTACGTTTCATTGAACTAATAGTTTTCTGCATAAATGCTTCAACTTCATTAGGTGGAATAGAACCAACATTAATAAAGAAAGTACGTTTTTCTGGTGAACGAACTACACGATGGATTAACATTGCATCTTCCATTAACGCGTATTGTTTATATAAACGACGTGCTGGTTCTAGATAAGATCTACCATATGGTAAATAGTTAACATCTGTAATTAATCTAAAGTGAGCGACCTCATAATTTTCAAAGAAAATACCTGGTTCGTTTTGACGACCTAAATTAGGTGTGTTGTAATAACCATCACCTGATAAAAATCCTTCTGGTTTAAATTGGAAACGAACAGATGCTGGTTTGTCTTTATCATAATTTTCTTGTCTTTCAATATGATATGCTGTATATGGAATAACATTATATACACCAAATTTTTCAGCAATTTCTAATCTTAAGAAAAAATCACCATATTTACACATTTGACGAATCCAAGACCAAAGATTAAATTCAATATTTAATACATCGTAAAATAAGTTATATAAAATTCTTTGAATGTTTTCATCTGATGAACGAATAGATAATACTTCACCCATATCATCTTTTAATGTGGATTCGTCAGCTACAATATCTAATGCAGAACCAACAATTGCATCCTGATCCATGATATCATAGTCTGAATATAATTGGGTACGTAAGTATTGGTAATTCACATTTAATTGTTGTCCATAAAGTGATGATGCATTAGTTGAATAGATTCTATTGTATCTATCCATTAATGAGTTAGTAGCGATATCACCCGTTTGCTGGATGGTATTAACGTCTATCACTTTTAATTGATTACCACCCTGGTTTCTCATCACTACATCAGTAGAGAACAGTCGTTGTAATCGTGAAAATAAGCCTTTGTCTGCCATTTTATTATATGTTATTAATTATAAATATTATCGTATTAACCAACTAATGTCTTCGTCTCCACCCATTCCGTTTTGTATACTATATGGGTTAGGAACACTAGAACCATAAGCACCTGTAAATCCTGTTCTATTAACAGTCATGTTACTTAATGTAGCTCTAGACATTTCTAGGTTTTGTGATTTAAATCTTAATGATGTATCTCTTAAATACATTCCAATTGCAAAACTCATAATTAAGTCGTCATTGTATCCTGATTGCGCTTCGGCACGACCATTTTTCCAAATGAATACTTTCATTTCTTCTAGTAAACGTTTAGATTGAATAACAACACTTTTATCGCCTATGTACTCTCTAAATTTATTAATTACTAAAGGACGAGTTTTCATTGATGTTGTAAAACCAGGTACTAATTTTGAGTTATCCATATATTGGTCAAAATAAGCATCTGAATTACTTCCTGCTTCACTTTTAGGTGAGTAATATAAATTCTTATATCCACGTTCTTGAATTGCATCTAATGCTGACCAACCAATATTAGCGTTTTCTACTACTAATAATGCTTGGTTATATTCTGTAGCTAAACCAACTAAGAAAAATCCGAATTCTTTAGGTGGTAATTGACCTTTATACTCTGCTACCTGTGTATTTGATTCAACATGTATAACATGAGCTGCCGAGAAATCCTTGCCGTCACCTCGCGCTACATCGGCTATAACCATATACGATTGAGTGTAGTCCGCCGGTTCCCATATCCATAAGTTACGGTCAACTCCGCGGCGTTCTAGCGGTTCTTTTATTGTGGTTTGAGATATAAATTCAATCCATTCTGAATAAAATACTGTATCACCTGATGTACTAAAGTCACAATCACACTCTTGAGATGCTAATCTAGGATCACCTAATAAATCATCTTGTCGTTTTCTCCATGCTTCATTTCTTTCAGGATGGACATACCAAGGTAATTTAATAGGTAAGAAATCATTTTGATTAGCTTCAGCCTTAACCCATGTTTGATGAAACCAGTTACCTGTACCATAAGGAGTAGATAATACAATAGCACCACCACCCGTAGCTAAGGTTTGTTGAGCAGAAGCCCAAATTGTATCAATACCGTCAATAAAAGCGGCCTCGTCAATTAATAGCAAAGATACTGCTTCAGATCTACCCGCATCACCTGCTGCTGATACTGCTTTGATCTGAGATCCGTTATTTAATCGTAATGTAAGTTTATTATTTTCTTCAGCATTTACTTTTAGCCATGATGGTAAATTTTCATACATGAATTTTACCTTGGTTACCATGTTTTTAGCGGTTTCTTGTTTTGTAGCGATACATAACACGTTTTTATCTTTATGGAATAACATTAACCATAAAGAATAACCAGCTGATAGTGTTGAAATACCTAATTGTCTTGATTTAAGTACTATACTGTATGGATTATCTTTCCATAAATTTAATACTTTATCCTGGAATGGATATAGATTGAATATGATTCTTCCTCTTTGAGGATGTTGAATATGACAGTATTTCTTCATAAAATGAGCCGGATCAGAGGCACATTTTACATATTCCTGTCTTATAACTTCACGTAAGTCTTGACTCATATAACTAGTAAAATACCAACTAAAGCAATAGAACTAACTATAAACTTTAATTTAATTTTTTTTATTTGTTTTTGGTAATTATTGATAATACTATCTTTGTACTCTAATTGTTTTTGACGATCTGTATCAATTTTTTTATATAATGAAATAGATGTGTCTTGAGTTTTTATAATAGAATCTTGATTATTTGTAATTGTAACTAAAATATTAACTGAATCTCTAACTACTGTAATTTGATTTTTAAGAAAATCACGTTCGTTTTTTACAATTAAAGCGTTTTTTAATGTTTTAGAAGGAACTGTGACTAAATCCTCAGTCGAAAGCGTTTGTGAACTCGCTAACAAGGGCATCATTAGACAAGTTAGTAATACGATTATGTTCTTCATTGTATTTAGTTTTATATAAATCGGCTTTATATTTTAAACCCGATAATTTTGTTTTATCTTCTGCTACTTGTTTTTTATAAACAGTAGCAACTGAATCTAGTTGGGCAATTTTAATTTTGGTAGAGTCAATATTTGCTTGTAATGAATCTATTTTGTTATTTAAAGCTTCATTTTCTTTACCCAAACGGAAATTAGGATTAATGTTAAGAATATTTACAATTAATAACACTAATCCTACGTATCCTAGAAACTTTATAATTTCTTTATACCACATCAAATTCAAATTTATCTTTTAATGCTTCTAATTCTTTCTTTTGTGCTGTTTTTTCTTTTAATTTAGCAACGATATTTGCTTTTTCTTCACCTTCAGCATTTTTATATTCACCAGCTAATTCTTTCATTTCTTTTTCTACTTGAATTAAACCTTTTAATACTTTATCTAATTTAGAAGTACGTTTAGTCAATTTATTAGCTGCTTTAGCTGCTTGTTTATCAATATCTGATTCTTCTGGTGCTGAATCTTCATCACTTGCTTTATAGTAGTCATCTGCTTCTTCTTCACCTGTCTCCATATCTTTTTCTACTGCTTTAACTACTTTTTCTTTATCAACTTTTGCTACTTTCTCTTTAGCTGGAGATGATTCTATCGAACCACCCATTGATACTACACCTTTGTCTTTTAACATACCCATTAATTCTCTGAATTTAGGGTTGTTAATGCTTGCTGTATCAGCTAAACCAAATTCTTTAGCTACGTCAGCAACTGACATTTCACCTTTTTCTAAAAGATATTCTAATGCTTTTTTAACATTACCTTTAGTTTTTTCGATTAATGAAGCTAATTCATCTTTCATTTCTTTATTTAAGATATAAGATACTTTAGCACGAGCCATTTCTTCTAATTCGTCTTCTTCTAATTTCTTAACTGTCACATTAGTACTTTTAGTATCAAATTCTTTAGCTGCTGTATCAGTAGGAAATGATTGAATAGTTTCACCACTAGCACCTTTAACTTTATAAGCTACATCTTCAGATAATGTAGCGATAATTTCCTCACGTATAAAAGATTTAAATTCTTTGATTTTCATGTTATATTTTTCTGATAAATATTATGAAAATATTGTCTCTTTAATTTTTTTAATACGTTCTTCATTAGAACCGCTAATTTCTACAAATTTTTTCATACGATGTGAATATCTATCAGCAATTCTTTGAATAAAGAAATCAATTGTATTTCTAAACTCATTATCAGTTTCACGTACTCCGTTATTTTCCATAACTGTTCCAATAGGATTCACATAAAATATATAATCATATTGACTAACAAACAATTTAGCATAATCTTCAAACGCTTCTTTATCTAAAACATTAATAGATTTAGCACATTTAGCAAATGCTATAACATCAATAACTGTTCTATCAGTAATTAATTTAGGACGCATTAATTCACTAACACGTTCTGCTAAAAATATAGTTTGACCATTTAAAGTACTATCAGTATTTAATGGAATACCTAAATCCTTTAAATATTTACTACGTTCAGTTGTAACATAGTAGTCTTTAAATTCAGGTAATTCACCTAATGATTTTACTAATGTTGTTTTACCAACACTCATTGTTCCACAAAAACCTATTTTCATATATTATAATGTATATAAAGTCTCTAATGAGACCAAGTTGTAATTAATTTGTTTAAACTCTAGAACCAGCTGCTTTACCTGCTGGTGATTTGAACCAAGGTAAACCTTCACGTTGTTTACAATGTTCTTTCCATAATTTTTCAGTATACTTAATACCATATAGATAATACTCACGTTTTTTTCTTTCACCTTGAGGTATTAATGCTGGTCCATCCCAGTTATGATACTTACCTTCCCAAACGTATGCTATTGTTCCGTCTGCTTTAGTTAATTTTTTAGTTGGTTCAAATTTTTTATTTTCCATATAATTAAATATAACATCAAATCAGCGGGAGGCCAAACTTATTTGTACAGTTTTAATGTTCCACTACCTATTTCGTAATTAGATAGTTCATATATTACATATGATTGATTTTCAATCCAATCGCCTGTATTAATATATCTAACACCATCTATAGTTTTGTCTACTGGTGTATGAATATGTCCACAAATAACAGTATGACAATTACGTTTTTTAGCTTGTCTGACCATTTCTTGTTCAAAATCAATCATAAATGAAACAGCAGCTTTAACGTTATCTTTTAAATACTTAGATAAACTTGTTTTCTTATTAATTTTCTTTAATAGTCTATCAATAACAATAGCGGCGTCATAACCAATTGAACCTAACATACCCAACCAATGCATTTTAACAATACCGTCATATTTGTCTCCATGACAAAACCAAATACCACCTTCAGTGAATTCATCTACTATTTTAATATTACCTAATTGTATAGGTGTATATTTTCTTAAGAATTCATCATGGTTACCTGATATCCAAATAATTTCTTTTTCTTTAGATATTTTAAATAAGTTACGTATTACTCTGTTATGATCCTCACTAAACTTCTTATATCGCTGAAATAGCCAACCATCAATAATATCGCCTACTAATATTAAGCGGTCGTATTCCTCGGTTTTAAGTAGGTTTATAATAGCTTTAGTATTACAACCCTTAGAACCTATATGTAGGTCAGATATTACTAATGTTTTCATATTATTTTAATAACGATTCAGCAACATAAATACCATGAGCTCCACTAACTGTAATACCTCTTGCACTTAATGCGTCTCCAACAAAATGTACATTTGGATATTTAGTTAATGCTAAATTAGTATAGTCAACTAATGGTTCTGGTGATAAATACTTTACTTCAGGGATATAAATTCCCCAATCATCACCTAATGTTGGAAATACTTTTTTCATATCTACTATAAAATCTTCAATATATTTAAAATATTCTCCAAAATTTCTCTTCATCTCATAATATTCTTCAGTACTAATTTGAGTTGCACTTACATTATTACCTTCTGATGTTGCAGATGGTGTACGAGATGGGCTATAATATAAACCGGTGCCATTTGATTGCAACTTATTTACTACATCACGTGACCAAGTAAATGGATCTTCAATATCCTTAATTTCCATAATGATACCAAAATTAGTCATTCCATTTAGATATTTAGGATCTTTTTTAGCGTGACCATTGTAAGTAACATCACCATATGTTTCTTCTACAGCAACATAAGCGGCATTATTGTTTGTACAAAATGAACGTAATGAAACACCTTTATCATCAAATTTTCTATATAACTTAAAGTCATATGAAATATCAATTAGTTTTTGAAAATGTTCTTGTGGTGCTTCAAATCGAACACCAATTTGTACTGATTTAGGTTCGTCTGGGAGGTTATAATCTTTAGCTAATTGTTGAGCAAAGTCAATGCCTGATTTACCTACTGCAAATATTAATTCATCTCCTGTAGTCATATAATGCTGTTTTTCTCCTCCTTGAGATTTAAAACCTTCAAGTAAAATATAACCATGAGGATTATTAAAATCAATATATGTTACTTTAGTTTCCCATTC